ATGCAGTTAGGCAGTGAGAAGGGTGTCGTGTCTTCCCGGGATTTAGATTTTCTAGCCAGTAGCTTTGCCCGGATGCATTTGCACGGCCGACATCTGTGCACGGATGCAATAACCGGCAACATGGATGAGGATTGCCGGCTGTGGTTCCTTGACCGTTATGACTTTTACGTTGAACACCTAAAAGATAAGGAATTGCAGTAGTAACCCAAGCCGGGTGGTGACAGCTGCCCGGCATTCATTTAAACATCATTGCTTATGAAAGCAGGCATTCACTACGAATTTCATCATTTCGGCATCCCGCTACAGGATGGAATCCCTGAAGGTTCATTCAGTGAAAAAGCAGAATGTATACCGCTGACAACCCGGGTAAATTCAGGGTTCAGTGGCATCGCTTCACGCATGACTCTCCCCTTCACCCTCTTTTGAAAACCGTACCGCACGTCGCTTTTAAGGTAAACAGCCTGTCTGCGGCCATTGAAGGGGAAGAGATTATTCTGGCCCTTACGAGCCAATTGATAGTTACCGGGTCGCGGTGATCAATGACGCGGGAGTGCCCATTGAACTCATCGAAACGACATTGTCAGATGACGAAATCTGGCCCCGTGCCCGCTCCGGTCACGGTGGCCTGTATCGTTCTCATGAAAATAGCGGGTTGGATGAAATCATGGTGCCGGGTGCCTCCCGGTGACTCTGCGCCAGACCACAGAGCCGCGTCATTCACCTGCTCTGACTAGTCGCCCCACCGCTTAGGGGGATTCACCACAGGGGAAGCCTAATCCCCTTCCTTCAATAAAGCGAATGTTATCTTTTATTTTTCACGGCTAACAATAAAGACCTGCGTTGGTCAGCGGGTCAGCGGGTCAGCGGGTCAGTTAATAATAAAAAACGGGAGCCTACAGGCTCCCGTTCTTAGATAACCCGAACAGCGGATTACATGTTCGCGATGATCGCGTCACCAAACTCTGAACATTTCAGCAGTTTAGCGCCTTCCATCAGACGTTCGAACCACTCCATGTGACGCAGCATTACATCACAAAAAAAGCATTAATCATATGAATTTATTAACAAAACCGCCTTTTTAGAATCAAAAAATAACCAATCATTACCGTTCGTAACTCACTGATTATCGAAAGCATGATTTTAGTTTTGGGGAAAGAAAATCACCCGATAACAAGGGTTTTTAAATCATGCGTGTTATTTAAATTTATCAAAGACATAAGTCATTTTTTCGCCATTAATCTGTATTTTTTTAAAATGAATAATCAACAAGTTACGATTATCAAAAAGTCACAATGGCGAAGCTTTTAGGAGCTAAAAATTTGCGTAGCTCCTTCCAGAAACTACACCCGCGGATTTACCGACTCCGCCCACCCTGGCACAATCGCTACCGATCCGTTGTAAGATTTATGGTGCGCACCGCTTTTTACACCGGACAGTCATCGTCAGTGTTCGTGCTGTTGATGAAGTACGTCACCCTGCCGAGTAACTTCACCTCCTCCGCAGCACCACCTTCCATCGTCTCACCGTCATTGAAAATAAGCGACTTGCCCATTACCCGGGCGAACTGCGTGCGACCACCAGACAGCACCAACAATACCTGCCCATTTACGAGTTGGCTGACGGGCTCGATCACCGCAAATCCCGTTGAAGTGTCCATGATGCGGCTGTCGTTCGTGGTGCAGATACTCGCCGGGGACAAGCGCTGCTCGACATAATCAGTTGCTGGAGATACGAAGCCCATCAGAAAACCTGCCCCATATTGCGCAGGATCCAGAATCGGTTTTCGCTATTGTCCGGTGTCTTGTCAACGAACCCAGTTTGGTAGAATTCTATCCACTCATTGGCGTCGGCCAAGGTGAAGTGATGGTGGACCTTTGCCAGTTCACGAATGAAGTCAGAAGACCTCAGGCATCGATACCCTTTCGGGTTTAGCTGTATTGCAGCGACAAATGCGCTGTGAATGTCTGATTTGCGGGGCATGATCTGCACTCCTTTTACTGTTTTTATATACAGTAGTTTTAAAGTGGGTGCAGATCAAGTGGTGAGGGTTTGTTTGTTCATTTTGCGTCAGGCGTCCTTGCCCCACTCACATCGCTCCAGGCGGTTACCTGAACGAGATACGTACGCGTTTGATGATTACATCTACACCGAACGTGTTTGGTGATGCGTAGCCGAACTTAATCTTGGTGATCATCGAAGAGGACATGCCGGTGATCGTGTGGGTATTAATATTCCCGACCTTATAGCCGTCCTCCGTCCGCAGTCTCGCGACCTTACTTGGAATATCGAGGGAGTGCCTGAACTTACAGACATTACCGGCGACGAGCGGGTATGTGGCGCTAGATGTAAGGTCTGACGCCACGCCCCCGCTTGAAACAGTTCCCCTGGTCTGCAGGCTGGCGGTCACCTGATACAAAGCCCTGTCCCCGGTTGTTGCTTCACCGAGCGTTACGACATAGCACTGCCCTGACGGGCCGATGAAATCAATTTCTACGGAGATCCTTTCGAATGAGAGCCCAGACTCCATGAAATCAGCCGTGTCGATATAGGCCCGGTTGGTTGCCCCAAACTTTGCCCCAATGACATTGTTCTTAGCATCACGAACGTACTCGATCGCACCATTGATAAACGTCAGCTTTCCAAACAAGTTTGAAACTGCTGCTGATTTTGGGCTCAGGTGGTTGGAGACGTTTAATTTTCCACTGACAAAGTCAGCCACAATGTCATAGCTTTTTTCTTTCCCGCCAGCACTGCCGAACCAGTAATCAACCGGAGCTGCATAAATCCGGGAGCTGGCTTTCGCTGTTGGGTGGTTAAGCCCATTACCGCCATCGCCCTCAGTGTTATAGACGTCATGGTCGGTTAATACAGGAGCCATAGGAATTTCAGTTCCTGCAATCAAATCAACCCTAATCTGCCCAGTCCCACTTATTTTAGGCGTGAAAAGGCCACCGAAGCGTATGATGTTACCGGAGAACACCGGGGTGGTATTATCTCCAATGAAAATCGTCAGAGAATCACCGTTCAACGAGAATAATATTTCCATACCCACGGATGGCGCGGTTCCATCAGCAAGCTGATTAATCGTAATCCCGACTGATGTTCCGGTGTATATCTGGACGTGCCATTTAGATACCGCCGCATCGTATGAAAGCGTTACAAAATTATTCACCAACTGCGATAAAGAAAATTGGATACCAGAAGACATCACTGCCGGATCCATCAGCACCAGTCGCGCCGAATAACATGGCACCATATCAGTGTAGGAATATGGCAGGTTTACCAACGTTGATATCGTTTTTCTCGCATAACTGAAAGCGCATGGATCGACGCCGTCCCGCATAGATTTAAATCGACGGTGCAAATCGATAAAGCTAGCGCCGATAAATTTCGCATAGGACCTAGTCCAGCCGGCCATCGCGTCACGGCCGGATTGCTGATCAAAGTCTGAAGTCGCTGGGTTCTCTTTTGACGGAAGAATATTGGTACAGAAAATAATTTCAGGCTCGCTGCCTATTGTCCTCAGCTCATCCATCATTTTATAAAAGTTTGACTGTTGGAAATTACCTGCGAGCCAACCTTCACCATCATTCATCCCAAAAGCCAGAATCACCACGTCAGGCTTAATCGCGTCAATATAATACATCCAGCGTTTTGATATATCTGTATACCAAGGATAGCCATCATTAGAATCAATTGCTGGCTCATCCCTTCCAAGATCGTAATATCGTCGCCCACCGATAGCATGGTTAATGAATTCCGCAGTTGGGTTAATCTCCTGCACCTTACGGCGAAGATATGACTCAAACAGCGATGTGATATTAGCCGTGTCGATATTATAGAAGCTGCTGAGGCTATCTCCGACCAGAACCACTTTTGCGCCATGACGGCAGATCCTGCTTTTGGCTGCCTCAGTAGCATACCCAAATGACATTGGAGCAGGATCTGATGCCAGAATCTCACCCAAAGTCATGTCAAATGGCGTACCGACCATAGTGGCACCGGTTGGCTTTGCCAGATCGCTGCGTGCAGTCCCGTCACTCACATTGACCCATTTCCCTTTATCTACTCCGCCAGAAGTAATCGGCGTAGAACCAGGAGGGACCACTTTAGGGAATGCACCATCCCAGCGGTAATAATCACCATCGCCGTCTGGCAACTTCCAGCGCAGTGCCTGATTAGTTAGGGTCAGCGTTTTACCATCCTGGAAGGAGTCCATGGTGATGTAACCCACACCGGCAATGGCTTTCTTCCCATCTTCAATAAATTTTTTAATTGCCGCCGATGCTATCCCCTCAAGACCGTACCAGGTACGCCGGGCTCGACCAAAGCGATCGTGCCAGATAGCCTCAGTAATGCTGTTGATGGCTGTATCAAAATTCTGGGAGTTATCGTAAAGGTCCCTGGGGTCAGTAGAGCCCAACTGATTATTTGTTCCATATATATTCATGCTTGCTCCGCGCATAAAGCCCGCCGAAACGGGTCAGATAATTTTGAATCGCTGTTAAGCGGCGTCGCCAGGATATGTGGCGTCGTCGTAAGCATATTTGCCGGGGTGATACTGAATGGCTGTTACCTGACTGATCCCGTCATTACCCGGAGTTATCTCTCCAATCAGCGCGTCATACGGCACACGGACAGAGGAGCAGAACAGCAGGCGCGGTTGCTCAATGCACGGGTCGTTCATTATCCACAAATCCGGCTCCAGCGATGCGCTGTACGGTACCGATATGGTGAAGTCATCAATACGTGTCGGGGTAAGCATTTCGGATGCGCGACCATCCTGGAGACGCATAATAACGCGCGGGTTTTCAAAAGACCAGTCAGGCTCCTCGCTGAGCGTCATGGTGATTTTGCTGCTGTCATACGTCATATCGGTAATGAGGCAACTCAACTGCTGACTGCCTGGGATATCGTCGGCCATTACAATCCTATCCATGAACTCGTAGCAGAGCGCATCCATCTCGGTTGAGGTGGTGTGCTGAAGGCGCTGCAGCTGGTAGCCCAGCAACCGGCGCATGCCGATGCGGTAAGCGCGGTCCTCATCAAGCACACCATCCAGCGTGTAGCTTTCGATTTTAAGCGGCGTAGGGTTGCCAGTCAGGCGGCACTGAACAGTTTCCTCTGCCCAGGTTGTGCCATTGATATAGGTCACGTCGACGCCGTCGTAGTCGTCCTGCGACGGGGCTTTGAAGGCGGTCTGTAGTTCCTCGGTAGTTTCCTGCGGGGTGATCATGCCGACCCAGGTTTTAAGTCCTTCCCGGCCAGCAGAAGCCAGTCCGTCTGACAGCAGGAAATACCCCATCCCTGCGTTGGTGATTTTCTGCATTATCTCGAGCGCCGACTTGCTCTCGCCGCTCGCCCAGTCGAACTTCTCACCGCGGGGTGTCCAGTAGGTTTTCTCCAGCGCATCAATCGCCGCAGTGTCAATCTGGCTGCCCGTGAACCCCAGCGATTCCAGAACGTGGTAAAGCGCACCGCTAACGCTCCGCGCCGTTCTTCCGCCGCTGTAAATCCGCGTTGGCGTGACGCTTATCCGGCGATCAGACATAGCCGCAAGTCGGTTCCCTGTGCGCACCGTTAGCGCCATGGTGGTGACGCCATCGTACTTAGTGGGTCGTTTGCTCAGCCGGGAGCGCAGCGCTTGCCAGAAAACCTGGTCACGCGTACTGCCACCTTTAACCGGTTCGGTACGTCGCATCCGAATCTCATACTGTCCGGGTGACACGTTATAGCGATGCGTAAACCCAATCTGGTTTTCAGTGCTGCGTGAATAGAACGGTGACTGCTGCTGCCACGTAGTCGTCCCGACCTTCCGATACTGGATCACCAGACGTACCGGCATGTCGCGTTTATTCCCTTTGTCGGTGTAGCGCACTAAACCGCTCTGGAAGTTGATGTTCACCTCGAATGCATCCAGGGTTTCGCCATCAGGACACGCAAGGAACGGGCCGACCCACTCATAATCGTCACTGACTCCTGTCACGGTGGCATCCAGCAGCGTGCGCTCAGTGAAGCCAGGCCAGGATGGATCGGGTGTTGTGATAGTCTCACCGCTCGGGCCGGTGGTGACAGTAAGCCGCTCAACCGTGACCGTCTGGCTGTCCACATCGGTGATCCGGAACTGATTGCCAGCTAAACCCAGCGAAAAGCGCTGAATGCCCTCCGGCAGTCCGGTAAACGACGTGCCGGTGGCGCTATTGTAGGCCAGGGTGATATGCGCCCTTACCTCCGCCGTGCCGCCCGTTGATTTCACGCCAGCCGTATTTACCGGGGCATCACCGAACACAGCAACGGGCAACGGGCTGTTGGTGATTGACCCGCCAGCGAATGGACTACTGGACTCGACAATGGCCAACCGTCCACTGCTATCGCGCGCTACCAGGCCGGAGCCTGCGAGCTGGGAGGTGATCGAGGAAACCAAGCCTGACATGGTGACGTAGTTGGTGACCAGTGATACCGGGTAAGTCGTACCCTGCCAACTGATGCTGAACGTCACTGGCGTGCTGCTGAAATCGTAAGTTGTTGGCGCTGCGCTGGCCGTGATACTGGCGGCGCTGCCGCCCACCCCCGGCACCGCCGGAACCCCAGGGGCGTAGCTCGCGATAAACAGGTCGTAATCGTTGCCGTTATAGTTCAGGGATACCGGCAGCCCTACCGAGGGGGCCAGTTCCTCCACCCCGCCATAAATCACGCTGTAACCGCCGGAGGACAAGACCGTGTAAGAGTTTGGGGCCAGCACGGTTATCACCGTTCCGACGGTCCACGACGGCGGGATTTCCTCATCGCCTCCGGATGCCGATACGTCAACCAGCGTGATGGAGTTTCCGGACACGACCAGCGCATCAGCGATGATGCTGACCGTCTCCGGGCCGCTTGAGCCCAGATCCAGCCCGGCGGTACCGGAGCCGGTATTCCCGACCTCTGGTGAGTTGAACCAGTTTTCGGTACGTGTGTCGCCGGATATAGTGGCCCCAGGTGGATAGAGGGTGTAGCGAACGTCGGTACCGAACGCGGAGATTGGCGTATTACCGATCCGGATATCGGACTGGTTAATCACCATGTCGCCGACACCCACGCACAGAAACATGCTGGTTTCCATGCTGGTCTCGTTGACGAACCGGCTAACCGGCTGCACGACGTAATCAGGCCAGACGCGATATTTGCCGAAGATTTCCCGGATGGGATCACCAAGTTTCGCAGCGTTCGCTTTGGCCGGGTTGAGGTCAATCTGGTCGCCGCTTCCCGCCTGGGCTCCGCCGCCGCCAGCCTGTGACATTGTGCTCATCATGTAGATGCTGTACGCAGCAGAGGCAACCGCTACGCTGACAGCAACCCACAGCGCGATTTCTGCTCCCGTACCGTACGGTACCGGATACATACGAACGTCGGTTTCGCGCTTGATAACGCACAGTGACCACTCTGACGCCGGGACGGTAACGCCGTCGATTTCGACCGCGATAGGGTGCTGCTGATCTGGTGTCCAGTCCTTCACGTTCTGCGCAAACCAGGCGCTGAGGGTCATCGTTTCATGTTCGTGCTTTTCCAGCGGTTCGCCCGGCAGCCGGGAGGGATAGATTCGGATCGTCACTGGTAATACTCCACGCGGACAAAGCGGCGCACAAACCGCGCCAGCGGCAGAAAGGTTACGTTAGTGCGGGGATTGCACTCTGCGGCGCGCAGCTGGCCGTCAATCTCGACCACGATGGCAACGTGTGTCACCACAGAGCCTGAATAACAGGCGATACCCGCGCCCGGGGCCGGTTCACATCGCGTCAGGCCAGCCATCAGCCCCCGCGCCTCCCGGTCGAGGCCGTTATCATCCTTCGTGACTCCAGCGAAATCAGGCCACGGTGCCAGGCCAAGATCGCGCCTGATTTCGTTGACGATGCCAAAGCAGTCCAACGCGGGGTAAGCGCGTCCGCCCTTCTGCCACTCGACAGAACGGTATTTATCAGGATTGAACATGATGATTTCCTACTGCAAATAACGTAATCCGGGGAACAGTGGCAGCGTGTAACGATAGCGTGGCCACAGTGTGTCGAGAATGTTCATGTAGCCGGCTGTAATTTGCACCTCCGTTGCGGTCCACGAACCTTCTTTGATCGTCAGGGTGAATGGGGGTGAAGCTGGAGCTGACAAATCTGAGGAAACATAACGTCGAAAGGTCAGAGATGCATTGCTGAGGTTATCGAGCGCATCACGGATCGCTGTGGACACAACACCATCAATATTACTGATGGCGAATTTTAAATCCTGCGTTCCGTCCGCGTTTCTCGCCGGCAGCGCCACGTCAATTGCCGAACCAGTGAAAGTTGCCTTAACCCCTGATTCAAGCGTAACAGTAATATCGTCCCAGCCGCGGGTCAGCCAGTAGCTCTGGCCACCAACGTTAATCTGTAGCGTGTCCAAAATAACTTCATCACCACCAGACGCATAAAGCCGGTTCAGTGCTTGGCTGGTCATGCTTCAGGCCACTCCTTATTCAGTGCAATATCGATTATGTCAGACCCGGACACCAACTCAGGGAAGACCCCCCAGCCAGGCGGCAGCAGCGGTCGTTCCCATAATTCAAGTTGAGCGCTGTAGCGCCAGTATTTCGGTGAAACTAACGTTGGGCCTTCATAGATATCAGTGAACCGGCATTTATAGGTTTGCTGGCAACCGAGTGGTGTTTGCAACTTCATCAAAAACCACGCAGCACCATCGGTGAGCACATCCCGGTACCATGATTCAAATAGCTGAGCCTGGTTATGCTTTGGAAAAATCCAGTTCACAGTAGCAATCGTCGGCGTTGACGTATATTTCCTACGCTGCCGCGCACGACCTGATGTTGTTGCCGTTCTCTGGAGTGGACTGACAGGCTTAAATCCATATCCGTCCTGGAGTGGCATCGGAAGATAACCATGTGGGTAAGTCGCTAAATCAGCCATTATCCTCCTCTCCGGTTCGGGTAAACGGACCGCAGGGCCCTGCCGAAATCATTGTCGGGTTTAACAACCTGAGCGGCCATTTCTTTGCGAATCGAAACCACCAGTTGACGGTTTCGCTGGTCGATTGCCTCAAGCGTTGCATCATCAGGTTTTCCGGTAAATGAGTTCTGAATGTTGAAAGTGCCACCGGCGTTGGCCTGCCGTGACTGTTGCACCCTCTCAAGGGTTGCATCTAGCTTGGCCGAAGTGCTGGCTGTAACCACTCGCTCTCCTTTTTGCAGCAGCCAGGTTCCTGTTTCTGGAACCCGGTCAATTCCATCGTGCGCCATCCCAGCGAGTGACTGACCGGCTATCAATGCCACTGATGCATAACCAACGGCGCGGATTGCTGTCGCCGCAGGGATCCCCATAATGAGCCCACCTTCCGCCATAGCCTTGGTTGCTGCAAGTTCAGTGTTGATCACTGCCTGCGCCATTGCTGCCGCCTTACTGGCAATAAACAGTGTCTTATAGGCAAGACTACCTTCCTGTCCGATACCCTGCAGCAGCTGCGCCGACTGCCCTGCAAGATCAGAGAACATGGCCAGACTGGCAGATGTATATCCCGCCTGAATGTCCTCTAATTGCGAAGCATTCGTCTTATTGATTTCAGCAACACGATCCGCATAGGTTTGCTCGTTAATCTCCTTCTGATCGAGCAACTCCTTCTGCATTTCAAGCTGTGTTTCGTACCACTTTTCCAGTTCTTTTTGCGCATCAGCGACTCGAACAAGTTCGCCGCTGGCACCGCCGACGGATGAATCGATACCGCCAAATTTCGGGGCGTCCTGAACCGAAGCTTTCGATATGCGCTCCATCGTTTCGCGATATTGTTCTGTCGCAGGTGCTGCTTCGCGTAACAATTTAATGCGCTCGCGAGTGGTCTTTAGAAGCGCCTCCTCGGGTTTCAGCAGTTCTTGATTCAGGGATTTAAGGCGTTCGACAGCATTAAGATGATCAAGCGCGGCGGAGTTGCGCAGAAGCTCTGTCTTCTGAGTTTCAGACAAAGCCCCCAGTTCACCCTGGATTACCTGATATTTGGTTTTAGCGAGCTCCGTACTCTGGCCAGCAAGCGCGAGCTGTTCCTGCTGCTGGCTGATGAGGCGCTTGTAAGACTCTTCAAGTTTCTCCGATGTCTTTTGCTCATCAGATTTTGGCGTCTTTTTCTGGGGTTTGTTGGCCTCATTATTTCGCCATTCCAGCAGACCGTTATTAATCAACTCCTGACGGCCTGTCTGGAATTGTGGGTCACTGGTTAATCCCAGATCGTCGGCGGCATAACTGAGCCGTAAGCGCTCCTTTTCTTCACCCTTAAGGCGTGATAACTCCAAATCCCTACGGCTCTTTTCAAGTGCATCGGTTTGCTTTTTATCGAGATCGGCCTGAGGCAGCCTTAGCGGAACGTTAGCCAGCCCCTGACGGGCCATGAGAAGTTGGTTGCCCAGCCCCAGCAAACGGTTAAATTCGTCATGCTGCCCATTCATCAACAGGAGAGATTGATAAGCCCGGTTTTGATTAGCAGCCTCTTCTCGAATGAGTGCAACCCGGCGATGTTCAAGCCCTTCCAGAACCTGTTGAATAGAAGCGGATTCTTGCTGCATCTGAGCAAGTCTTTCTTGCTCAACAGATAACTGCTCTGTAGCCGTAGCCAGCCCACGAGTCACAGTGTCCAAAGATGTCAGGTGGTTAATCATGAAACCACCGCTGGTAGTCGGACCAGGGTTACTGATAACTGACTGATAACCAGCTATCTGCTCTTTAAGGCTTTCAACCTTGCTCTTTTGTTCATCAATTAGCCTGTTCTGTTCATTCAGAGCGGCACGGGTTTTCTCTGCATTATCTGAAGCTTCAGGAAGGGTCATTGCCCTCGTCTTTTTACTAACTTCATCTATCGTGCTGGCATATTCCTGAGCAGAGCGCCGAGCCTGCTCCTGATTTTGATACACCGCATACCATGCGCCGGCTCCAAGCATCACCAATCCCGGAACGCCGCCAATGAGTCCAAGAGCACCGTTTAAAAGGCGGGTACCCACAGATGTGACACTGTTGAGATTGCTTTGGGTGGTGACACGATTTGCAAGATTCCGGTCTCTTGCAGCCTCAGCAGCAGCCAAACGTCTTTCGGCGATAGTCTGAGCATCGGAATTTTTGGCTGCTACCAGGCCTGCCTGCGCACGCTCAAGAGCCGTTCTGGCTCTGACTTTTTCTGCGGCAGTACCACTGGCAAGCGCGGTAGTCAGCCTAGTCTGGGTTGCAGTGACTTTTGCTTCCGCTGCGGCGATTTTCTCTTGTTGAGCAGCCTGAACCTCTGAACTGCGGGAACGCTGAACAGCTTGCTGGGCCCGATAAACTTCAGCTCTTGAGGCGGCAACAGCAGACTGAGCCGCTTTATCCTGTGCAACAGCAAGAGCAACTTCTGATTTGGCAGCAGAAATCAGTGCGCCTGTTGCACTCGTAGCACTGGTTGCCACTCCACTGAGATATCTTGCCAGACCAACACCAACAAGCGCACCAGCAACTGTTGTGATTGTTGACATATTGTCAGCGACGTCACTCAAAGCACCACTTACCGCTGAGGAAGTAAAAGAGTCTAGCGTCTGTGCGACGCTATCCAATCCGCCAGACAGCGCATCGGTAGCACCAGTGGCCTGGTTGACACCACCAACCCAGGCCATGAATGAGTTGGTAACTTTTTGCAGTGAACCGGACACGGTTTGCGGCATGTTTGCAAACTCACCCTGCAATGAGCCCAACTGGCTCATAAGTGCAGGAACAACCTTATCAATAGTTAGCTGACCCTGATCAGCCATACTTTTCAGGTCTTTGCGAGCCACGCCCATTCCTGCGGCAAGTGCGCGTATCACGCGATCACCTGCTTCGTTAACGGCGTTAAATTCTTCTCCGCGAAGAACGCCTTGCGCAAGCGACTGGCTGAATTGTGTGATAACAGAACTTGCTTCCTGGGTGTTTGCTCCTGAAAGTTTGAGTCCGGTTGAAACAGCCTCGGTAATTTTCAGAACTTCATCAGAGCTATACCCGTATTCGCGCATTGAAGCTGCTGCACGTGAAAAAAGGTTTGCGTTATCGGAAAATGCCGTGCCGGTTCGCTGGCTAATTTCCATTAACTGACGCTGAGAGACTGCAAAATCATCAGCAGAAGATGATGCCTGTTTAAGGCGCGCATTTACAGAATTCCATTCGTCGGCAATCTGCACAAGCTTACCAGTTGCAAAAGCTGCCGTAGCGGCGGCGGCGGCCCTTCCTGCCGATGCAAATCCATCAGTTAGGTCGGATAATGCTCTTTCGCTTTCGCGCGCTGCGGCTGCGGATTGTCGACCGCCATTTTCCATGGTGCGGTAATAGTCCTGCCCCATGCGCGAGGCGCGAGAAATTTCCGTCTGGAATGATTGCGAGTTAGCGGAAATTTTGATTATTAACTCACGTAAAGTTGCCATTTAGTCTAACTCCAGACGTAAAAAAACCGCCGAAGCGGTTTTGTTGTTATTTTTTCCAGACCTTCTGCCTGGCCTCTTCGAGGTATTCTTCATCTGTCTTAGCCGGTGGTGAAGAGGCAGCCAAATCACTACCACAGTGTTTACATTTAATGGCTTCGCTTTTGATTAACTCTGCGCAGAATGGACATTTCTTCATACCCTCGTTTTCAATAAGATCTTTTTCTTCTGCAACAACATCCTTTTTTATAACCAGAGAATGCACAAACGCAATAATAAAAAGGAGCGCTCCATACACCCACCAAGCGAAGAAAGAACGGCCTTTACTTTGCGCAATTAAGGCTGGAATTAATCCAATAACAATCGAAACTAGCAATATTTCCATTTTTTGTACCCCAGAATTTTTAGTTGAAGAATCCTAATATTTTCTGGGTTAAAAGTCACTGAGTCGCAGCAGTAAGCGCCTCTTCAAGACCAGCAAAGGGGTCTTCAGGTGCTGATTGCTCGCCACCATCCCAGCGCAGGATTGCATCTTCCAGAGGCACCTTTACCCCCTGAGAAGCGTAAACGGCAGAGACTATCTGTGCGGCCTGAATATCACCACGAATATCGCCAACAGGGCTCTGCCTGTCGAACTCAATCCACATCAGAAGTTCGCTTGCTGCCATGCTCTGCCGAAGCTCTGAGAGCGTGCGCCCCATGCGGAGCGCAAGCGACATCAGAAACTTTACGCCGGGGGTTGAGACTTTTCCCGCGCTTCTTCCGCGTTATTGATCAGGTCAAGCGCCTGTTTAAGCAGGCGTGAATGCACGGGGCCGTAAATTTCACGGACCCGCTCTTCTTCGTCGACGCTGAATACCGGTTGCTTATCGGTGTCGCACAGAACGTCAATGAAAAGAACCACGTCAGCGCAAAGGTTGCGATGCGCTTTTTCAGATACCGACACATTTTCATCGTCAGCACCTGCTTTCACCACTTCCTGCCAGCGCAGCCAGGCTTCACCAGACGGCTCACGGAGAACCACTTTGACGCCTTCCCACTCAGGAACGGCGACCGTCTTATGACGAAAGCCCGACATCTTTGCCAGGGCGAGGTTTTTAATATTTTTCATGCAACCTCTCAGGAACCAGATTCGATGTTTTCAGGCTTACCCTTCAGGCGCAGGGAGAACGTTGCCGCCACTACACCGTTGGTACCGGAAGACCAGGTGTGCTGGCGGATTTCAGCCAGGAAATTAAATCCTTTGCCGGATGGGAAAATGACCTGGAAAGCGTAGGTCGTATCGTTGTCATACGCATCGCGCAATGCGTCCTGCGCCGGATTTTTGTAGAAATTACCGGAAAGAGAAATTTCTGACGGAGAAGGGAGTCCGTTAATGTTCTCCTGCTCGGTTGAGCAAAGCGTTGTAACGTCGATATCCTGCTTCTGACCGCCGGTGAACTGAATCTCTTTGATGGTGCAACTCAAATCGAGGAAGGTTGCGGAGTCCATCGTTTCTTTGGTGGCTGGCGCAGAGGAAATAAGGATCTTCGTCAGCTGCGATTTTTCATAAAGTGCAGACATAGCTGTCTCCTGGAAAAAGAAAACCTGCCATTAAGCGGGTTCGTTGGGTTAATGATTTATCAGGGGGTAACTTTAAAATCCAGGGTGGCACGGTAGAGCCGATAATCTGGTTCGTATCCGGGGATTTTTACCACCTCTGTAGGGTTCAGCGGCTTAAGCGAGGCAAGCGCCAAATCTCTAAGATCTCGCGATTCTGTGATTGTTGTGGAATAAACATCTACCTGAACGGAAACCCTGTTCTCTGCCTGACCACACAGCACGTCTGCAGAAACATCTGAGACGATGGAATAGATTATCCAGGGTGGGGAGACAGATGGTTTACCGTCATTACTTAATGGCGCGACGTAAGGATACACCCGGCCTTCTGCCAGGGGAGAAAGCAAGGCGTAGATATCATCTTCATTCACTTGCTAAGCACCTCATCAATAGCCTGATTCATCCTGGCAATAGCAGCACTTGCAGCCTCTTCTTCGCGAGTATCGTAAGCTGGCCGCACAAATGGATGCGCTGGCATATTCGCGGTTCCCAGCTCTACAAAGCGCCAGTAAAAGGCATTTCTCGGGTTATCCGCCTTCATCGAGTTATCGCTGTTGCCGGTATGAGGGTTAATGCCACGGATATGCACACCAGAAGAAATTTCGCCGCGGCGGCGGCTTTTCTGTGTCACCACAACCACATTTTTTTTCAGTTTTCCGGTGCGTACCGGCGCGCGGGAGATCACCTCATCTTTAAGCACTTCGGCCCCGGCGCGCGTGGCATCGCGCAGAACTTTGTTATTTTCAGCGCGACTGAGCGCCTCAAGGTCTTTTGCGATGTCGGCCAGTCCGGAAAAATCAAGGCTCGTTCCGATCATTTCTCAGATCCCTGCTTGCAGAGAATTTCGAGTTGTACGCCTTTGGCGTCTGGTATGGGTGGGCCGATAATGTTCAGCACAGCACCTTTTAAGGGGCCAGTAACAACTATTAACCTTGATGCGGCTGTTATATCTCGACGGAATCTGGTCCATACTCTGATAGTTGCCTGGGAGGTTTCAGCCCCAGCAGCAACTAACTCGCGACCACTGATTCCCTTTACTTCTGCCCATATCGTTGCACCGTTAGTCCATGCCTCAACCATCTGACCTGACGTGTCTCGCGTAGTCGTAAACTTCTGAACAGTAACCATATCCCTGAGTCTTCCGGCCTGCATAAATCCTCCTAGACTCCATAAATACGATAAGGCTGTAACAGAGCTTCTACAGCGAAGGGGACAGCTGTGGTTATGTTGCCGATATTCACCGCCTCACGATTTGCATACCAGTGACCAATCAGCAAGAGCATGGCGGCTTTTACATCCTCCGTCAGGAGAATCGAATCAGGATCTTCGCTATATCCGGCACTGCTCTCCGTCTCATAAAGCGTTCGTCTTGTCCATTTCTGGACGTACCGCGCCGCTGCCCCCGTATATATCTCCAGTAGGGCATCATCACCGGTAAAGTCGGTATCAATGCGGCAGTGCTGTTTCACCACATCAAGATCGATCATTACTTTTTCGCCTTCTTATCTGCTTTGGGTTCAGGCTTCTCGGTTTCGTCGGTCTTCGCGTAGCCTTTTTTAATTAGCTCACGACCGTGTTGTTCCAGCGTCTCCAGCGGATGTCCTTCAGACACGACAACGCCACCGAAATAAATCGGTTTAAGTGCGATCAGTTTCATCACTTCCACCTGTATGAGCGGCCCGAAGGCCGCAATGTTTATTAGCTGCCGGAACCGGTACGGAATGCACCATACACGAATGCTTCTGGACGTTTGACGGCCAGCGCCAGGCGTTCTTCGCAACGGATGGTGATCATGTTTTTCTCGAAGTCATCGGCGTTCTCAGTAGAGATCACAACGTTGGCATCTTCGCGGTCGAAGATTTGTGCGCCTGCGTTGAATGCACCGGTCAGGAATTTACCCTGGAAGGCTGCCGCTTCCGTAGCAACAACTGGCAGGCCCCAAAGAGTCGGTCCAGTCAGCGCAGCCGGGTTAGCCAGGATATAACGACCCAGGCTGTCTTTGGTCAGTTCGATCCGCGCCCAGTCGATGAAGTGAAGCACGTGGCCGGAAGCCGGGAAGCGCGCCAGCTGCGCCTGCAACATTGCCAGGCGCAGATCGTCAATACCGCTCTGCTGTTCAACGGTAAACGCCGGGTCGAACGCTGAAGCCTGAGGAACGATGCCGTGTAGGTGAACACCAGTGCCGTCACCGAAGAGGATTTCCTGCTCTTCTGCATATTTCAGACCGTAGCGCATTTCGGCATCAACGGTTGACTGCAGTTGTGCGAAATCATCAAGGATCTGTTTGGAAGCTTTAAACAGGTGAGCAATGGTGCTGACGCCCGTGATTTTTGGTGTGAACTCAATCTCGCTATATGGTTTCTGGGTATTCTCAGGAACCACTTTCGCGTTATTGGTGAAGCCTGTCTGCTGCACCCAAAAAATTGCCGGAGAGGAAGTGCGGCCTGGCGCAATCAGATCACGGATGAACAGGCGCTGTTTTGGTGCCGTATCGATACCTGGAATGCGCTGAGGTTCGACGACACCATCAGGTACATCCGCTGAGGTCAGTGCTGCTTTAACAGGGATACTGATGCGCTTACCACCATCCACGCTTGCGGCAAAGTTTTTCAGCGCTTCAGCAGAGATCAGTTGATGACCGATTGATTCGACAACCTGTTTTGCATTTGCCAGCGGCATCTGTGCAACGTGCTGCTCAAGCTCGCCCATCGCCGCCTTCAGCGTTTTTTCTGCTTCGCGCAGGGCGTTGAACTCAGAAGCCATTTTATCAACGGCTGCCTTTGTTTCTTCTGACAGCTTGCCGGATTTCTTCGCCTCTTTAAGTGCGTCTTCTGCTTTGGCGTTGAACTTGCCGGTTGCCTCTTCAATGCTGGCAGTAACTTTTTTCAGAATATCGTTTACTTCAGACATAAATGGTCCTTAATTGACTAACGCCGCCAGGGCGCTTTCAAGTGAATTGATAGTTTCAGGTTTGATTTCTGCGGTAGCGCCCGGCGTACCGTCATTGGTGGTGACAGCGCCAGGCATGCCACCGGATAAGGCTTTAATCAGTTTTCGGCGCTCAGAGCGCGGGGTATTGGTTTTAGCCAGCAGCGCATCGAGTTTGCGCAATGCTGCAGACGGTGAATCATCACCATCGCTGACCGCATCAGCCGAAAGCAGGCTGTCTGCCAGGCCTTTCACCACGGCGTCACTTCCACCGATATAACTTTCTGCATCCATCAGCTTCTGTACGGCGGCCATATCAAGACCGGAGCGCGCAGCGTAGATATCAGCCATTGCGGTATCGAAGGGCTCCAGAGACTGTGCCAGTTCAGCAAAGTCATGGCGGTTGCCCATCGCGTATACCCAGCAGTTGTGGATCATCAGGAAGGCACCACGGCCAATCTTAATATCATCCCCGGCCATCGCAATTATCGAGGCGGCACTGGCGGCAATGCCCAGCACCTTCACCGTTACACGGCCTTCGTATTCGCGGAGAAGGTTATAAATTGCCAGACCTTCGAACATGTCGCCGCCCGGTGAGTTGATATTCACCGTAACGTCGGCGCCGTTCATCGCCCGAAGTGCACCAGCAATACGTTTAGCTGTCACCCCTTCGCCCCAGTAGTCCTGTCCGATAACATCAAAAACAGAAATGCTGTTATCGTCGGTGGCCGCGGCTTTTATTCCACCGTCCCAGCGGTCCATTGCAGAGGGTAACGTTTCACAGGTAACACGCGCGCAGGGGCGACCCGCCGGTGCAGCCGGAAGTTGTTTTTTGCTCATCAGGAAATTGCTCCTAAGCGGCCTGTTTCAGCGGAGATTGTTCAAAGGAAATATCGGGGAATACATGGTTATGCAGTTCTCTCAGGGCGAGTGCCTGAACTGCAGGATTGCTGTTTTCGAGGTTTTTCAGCTGGGTCAAATTAAGCTGAACTGTATAGATATCGCCTCCTTCAATAGGCGGCATGTTCTCAAGACGGCGAACGTCATTGCGGGACATCCAGCCATTCTGCAGCGCACTGGTATAGTAAGCTGCACGGCCCGCGCTATCTGCGCGTAGAAGTCCTTCAACGGAGAACTCGGCGAATACTTCATCATCGCTATCGAGCAAGCACCGACCAATTTCCTGCTCAATATTCACCAGCAGCGGTCGAAGTGTGTGAGTCAGGAATTGCAGGTTCATGCCTTCAAGGCTGGAGGCCCAACTGCTTTGTTTGGTGGTGTGACCTACCATGAAAGGCGGTACCCGAAACCAGCGGCAGATTTCCTCAATGCTGAAGGATCGGCTTTCGAGCATCTGGGCATCTTCAGGATTCATAGTTACACCCTGATATTTCAGCCCGCCCTCAAGAACCATAATTTTTCCGGCGTTTTTAGAGCCGGTGAATGATGCCATGTAGCCGCGAAGTCTTTCCCTTTGCTCATCGCTCAATGCTTGCTCTGCTGTTAGGAAGCCAGAACTCTGTAATCCTTGCTCGAAAATTTTTGCTGCTGACTCTTCAACCGCCATGGCTGAGCCGATGACATCACGACCAGTTTTCATCGGCATCATGCCGCAAACACCATCAAGGCCGAATCCGCGAATATGCATGATGTTTTTTACCGGAATGACACGCTCCTTGCCTTTCTCGGTATAGGTATATTCAAGCGCCCCACTATCGAGGCGCTTCACTACCATGTTCTGTGGTAGCAATGGAACCAGTGAAACCAGCCGGTTTGCGATGAACTTCTTTTCAATAAAGGCATTCCCGCGCAGGCAGATACTGGCAACAACCATCAACATAAATCGTGATGGCGTCATTTCTGAATTGGGTCGACGGCATAGCACAGAATAGGCCGGATGATCTGCCGCAGGCTTACGCGAGCCGTCAGGCTGACGCACGTATATTTTCAGCGGTAGAGTCGAAATGGACTCACTTAAAAGCCTTACACATGCCCAGACAGCTGAAAGCTGGATAGCTTTATCGGCCGTTACCACCTTCCCGCTGCTACTGGTACCAAACCACTCCTCCCAGAATGTACCGGTAGTCAGGCTGATAGGAACCCCAAGCCAGTTAAGCAAGGCGCTTTTCACCTTGCCTGGCTGTTTGTTTTTTTTCATCAGAAACCTACCATGATGGGATTGTTGAAGAATCCGGAAAGATCCTGCTGGTCGTTGCCCCCATTAACCAGAACGCGGCTCATTGCCGTAAACAACGCAGCTGGGCCGTCAATTTTGGCCTCTGGTGTGGACTTGTTCGGGAAAATGTTCTCGTTCCGGTCAGGCTTGACGGTTACGTTCGACATCATCCAGTTCATGACCGGGTGATCGCTGTGATGGAAGCGCCCACCATAAACCAGGGCTTCTACTTCTTTCATCGCTTCTGAGTAGTTGCGAACCGTCTGCGGTACTTCCACCAGCGGAAGCCCTTCTTCTGCCAGCGCCAGACTAAACTGGGTTGCGCTCCAAGGGTCGAAGCCGATTTCTTTCAGGCTCTCACCTGCAACCCATTGCTGAAGCTCCTCTTTGATCTGGGCATGGTCGATTACATCCCCGTCAGTAAGGATTAGCCTGTCCAGTTCTGCCCACTTTCGATAAAGCTCGGCCATCTGGCGGGAACACTTCTCCAGGCGACCTTCTGGTAACCAGAATTTAAAATCAGCATGTACGTGGCCGTCAGGCGCTCGCCAGACTTTGACTGCAGCACAAATATCTATCTTGTTTGAAAGATCCACACCAACCCATGAGGGATAGGTTTTAAGCTCATGCTGCGGGGCAATAACTTCGCATTTTTCCCACTTCATCATGTCCATCCAGGCAGATTCAGCGGTAACCCAGATATTCATGTGCTTTGTGAAAAAGTTAACCCTGGCCGAAACCTGCTCTTTCGCCTTTTTCGCCAGACGGCGCAGATCATCCCAGCGCTTGCATATACCCAGCCCCGGATTCGCCTTTTGCCAGACTTTTTCATCAAAGGGATCGTCACCATCATCCAGGGTGTAGATGATTGCGAAAAACGTGTCGTCTTTTACAAGGCCACGTAGCACCTTAATGGCGTAATCGCGCAGCTCGTAACAGATGCCCTCTTTGTTGAACCCTGCGGTAGTGATGCCGAACAATAACGACTGAAGGCGCGCGCCTGTTGCGGTCTCTAGCACGTCCCAGACGTCACGGGTTTTGTGAGCATGCAGTTCGTCTACGATGGCGCAGTGGATGTTCAGGCCGTCGAGGTTGTTTGCGTCTGATGATAACGGCTCGAATTTAGAAGCCGTCTGCTCCTGATAGATGGCAAGTTTGTTGAATTCGAAGAGTCGCCCAAGGGTGGCTTTCGCCTTCTTGACCATGTTCTTCGCATCTTCAAAAACAATTCGCGCCTGGTCACGAGTGGTAGCAGCAGAATAGACCTCCGCGCCGCCCTCGCCATCAGCACCAGCCATATACAGCCCAACGCCAGAGCAAAGAGTTGATTTGGCGTTTTTACGGGCCACTTCGACATCTGCTGTACGGAACCGCCTGACCATTACCGGTCGCCCGCTCCCATCGTTACGCAGGACCGGTTCTCCCGTTTCTTCGTTAACCAACGGGATCACGAAGCCATAAATATTAATCAGGATGAATACATGCCAGTCCATCAGTTCAATGGGCTGTCCTGCCAGTGCGCCCTTAACATGTGGAACAAACTTATAAAAATTTAATATGTGCTGCGCGCGGGGCTCGCTGAAAAAGATTCCACGCTCTTCACCGTTCGCCAGATCGTCAATAAAACGCTGACAGGCAAGGCGCACATACTCGCAGGCAATAATTTCCCCTGCCACTACCTTCTCGGCGTAGCGGATGCCATCTGCAACCTTAGCCATTAGTCCCTCGCTTTCATAAACTCGGCCAGCGGGTCAACCGCATCCGGCGCTTTTGCATTCACCTTAGAGCGACTGGCTGGGGTCATGCCGAACTCACCAAGCATGGCGCGAAGACGTTTCCAGGCATCGGCTTTCATGATCGCGGCCGGGTGAGCCTTGATCATCACATCACCTGTCTGTGTTTCGGTCCGGTAGGTATAGCCCTCAACTTCGAGCGTTTCGCAGTGGTGCCGATACTCGGTATATGCCTCCACCAGCAATTCCAGGGCTCTGGCATCCAGCTGCGACATCACGCCGATAGCATCAAGCTCCTCGGCCATTCGCTTAAACCAGTATTTCCCCTGCTTGTCGAAATGCTTCGGTGTTGGGGGTACCCCAGCAGCTGGTTTTGGTTCGTTTTCGTTGATCGGGCGTTTTGATGGGTTACCCCTCACCAAACGTAGATGGGTCGGGGTTTTCGGTGGTCCTGACATAATCGAAAACTCCTATTAATCATCGAATGGGGGACCCCATAAAAAAGTTTTCTAACCTGCGGCGATGTGAAAAGAGGTTAGGCGGCGGTCCTTTGGCGCGTCGTTCCTGAACTTTCAACCCGCCCTCCCCCTCGGTCGATGCAAGTGAGAATTGATATCATTTGAGCCTTTCGACCGCTGTCTTCGCCCTGTGGCAAGGCTTGCAGAGGCTTTCGAGATTGGACAGGTCATCGGTACCCCCATTCGCTTTAGCGGTAATGTGATCGACCGTCTCAGCAGGTGTGTACCGTCCATTCCTCAGGCACTCCCGACAAAGATGTTTATCTCTGTTGAGAACGAGAGGACGCAGCCTGTCCCATTTGCTGCCATAGCCGCGCTGATGTCTGCTTTGTCCTCGCTGATGCTGTTGCCAGCCTTCATTAAGGTGCGTAGGGCAGTAGCCTGAGCGGTCTGTAGTTGTGCCTGAACAGCCACGCTTGCGGCATGCTCTGGGTATTAACGCAGGCATCAGGCTAACCTCCACGCACGACGGCGCTCTGTTCGTGGGGCTGCGTCAGGGTGTCGCTCAACCGGTTCGCCGTCGGCATGGTCCACCAGAGACCAGCATGGGTAGACCACCGCACCACCATATGCGTCACCTACTGCATAATCAGCAGGCTTACTGCTATCCCATCGGGAGAGCACGCTGTGAATCTTCTGAGGAGGTACGCTGTAACAGACACCATGAATCAGGCGGGATAGCGTGATGAAGTCAGCCCGAGTCTTATCAGCAACAATCAGCCGTTCGGCTACCTGCATCTGATACTGAGGTGGGCGGCCAGTGCCCAGGTAAAAGCTCACAAGCGAATCAGGGAAGCGGTTCAGCCATTCACCCACCAGCTCAGTAAAGCCAGCGACGGGCAGCGCATCATCTTCCAGAATTACTACACGGCAATCCTGCCATAATGCCCACTCAAGCGCGCGGCGATGTCCGGCATTTGCTCCGCTGTATTGCTCATCAATCAGCATCGTACAAGCTGGCCCTATAGCTGCAGCCAGTGAGCTTGCCTGCTCAAAGCGCTTATGATGACCGACCACAATAAACTTTATTTGTGCTTCCACCAGGCAGCCTCCTTACCGAAACCCTCAGTTTTAAAGATGGTGTGAACCAGAGGACCGGTAACGATTCGATCACCGAATGACTTTGCAGCCATCCCGAAAGCGCCCATGTCCACCTGCGTTGCGGGTGCTGACTCCATCTTCCAGAAGCGATGGCTTTCAATCAGGTAGTGCTGACGGATGATCCGGTGGGCAAACTCAATTACATCTTCACGGCTGCCACCAATCAGGCCAGCATTCAGCAGCTGATCGTCACGATATCTTTCGAGGAACTCGCTATAGGCTTTGCCGTGGTGATTAGCCTTCATCCACTCTTCTGCATACGTCTTATGCTCAGAGCCGACGTAAATTTTACCGGGTTGCATTGCTGCCCAAGGTTCCCGAAGCATCTCAACGTCTGTACCGTCGGTACACCACACGAAGCGATATTCTGGATGCTCTCTCAGGTGTTGATAGATATGCAGCCAGCGCGCAAAGTACGGGCTCATGTTCAATGTAGGAACAGACTGCAGGGTTACACCTTCCGGCGCAGTAGCAAGTTCGTCTGCCAGCACCACAGCCTTAGCACCACGAATGGAACGGGCCCACGCCTGCAATAAGGCTGCATCGGCTGGCATCTTAACCTTGCGTTGCGGATCGGGCTGGTTTGTCAGGAGAGACGTGATAACAACATCATGCTGCTGTCGGTAAGGTACATATGCTGTATAGCCACTATCCCGACGGGCGCTGTAGATTATTGCATTTGCCTTTGCGAGACTCTCGCGTTCTGGCCGGGGTATTGAGCGAGAGCCCTCTTCATGCTCATCCATCGAATGAATCAGTTTTTCAGAGCCAGCCACATCAGCGAACGCCCAGGTCGATAACCCGGCGTTGTGAATGCGAAGGGCCAGATCTGGATGCTCATACATACCGCGGCAATATATCGGATCGAATCCGCCAACCTTATCAATGGCGCTACGGTGGAAGTAGAGCATCACACCGCGCTGACCGGTGTAAGCGATGTGCTTATCATCCCGGTACAGCACAGCAATATCGTTCAGCTTATTGCGGCCAGCCAAATCGAGGAACTGGTAAGCCAGGTGCGGTTCTGGTGATTCTATGTAAGGCAGATGCCAGTTATCGGAGATAGGCCAGGCGTCATCATCCCACAGAAAAAGGTGTTCACATCCGGCATCAATCAGCGCGGTCAGGCTGGCGTTCTTCGAGGCGACAATGCCGAGCGATGATTCATGACGAAGCAGTTGCACACCGTCAGGCGCTACTGCAGCAGGTTTGGAGCCATCATCGATCACCACCAGCAATGTTCCAGTAGGCAGATGCTTCATGTGCTGCTCAATAGCACGTTTAAGAACTTCAGCTCTGTTATGGGTGGTTATGGCGATTCCAATTACAGCGCGTGAATTATTGACAGGTGCATACGGGACACCGTCTATTGTGACCTGCATGTGCGTTTCCTTTTAGGCGTGAGCCTGCCACACGGCAATACCGCCCGAGAGGTAAACGCAACCTAACGGCATCACCCAGGCTCACTACTGAAAGACTCTCTTCATGGTGCGCGTGCGAAGCGCATAAAAAAGCCCCGCATAAGCGAGGCCAGCCAGATAACGGTAATGCTCAACTGCCAGATTCAGTGTCAAAAAGCAGGAGCGCTTCTTCCGACTCTTTAATGGCTTTGGTCGTTCTGGCCACCAACCCATTTTCAGTTGTAACCCGGCTTAACTGGTTTACGAAAATCTGATACTTCAGCGGATCATCACCAACGAACTTAATGGCCTCTGCGGCTGCCGCAGTGTCATAACCAAGAGATGCCAATAAATTCAAACGTATCTGTTGTGCAGGTGTGACGGTAACTTCGGACATTGATTATCCTCTTATAAATGATTGACTTCTTTAGCCGCTACAGAGGATATTTTTAATTTATCCTCTCTGGGGGATACCATTATCAAGCCCACCAGCAGATGAGCTTTGTAATGGCTTAACAATCAGAGGCAGGACGCGCTACAGCACGACAGGCCCACATACAGGCTTCCTGCATTTTGGTACGGGCAATGGACAGGCAGCGCAGAGCGTCATTGCACTGGTCTTTATCCGGTGCGTCACCTTCCTCAATCTCAAGGTGAATGTGATGGCGCTCGATATCGAGCTTTTCGCAAAAGTCACGGCTAATATCTTTCAGCTCATTCATTTGTGCGATGTCGTCGTCGGTAAGGGTTCGATAACCCTTTACTGTGCTGCCATCCTGCGGTTTTGCTTCACTCATCAGTTGCTCTCGCTTTTTCGGATACGGGAAAAGACCCGCTATGGAATGTGAACTCAGAAGCATGCGCTACTCCTGTTTGCGGCAGTTCGCCTGCACTGATTTGTTATGCGCCAGTACGTCTTTCTTCGTCTGCCGATCCATTACTTCAATGTCGTGCTCACTGAGGCGAATGACGTTGACCCAGTCACATCCGGTGTCGATAACTTCAACCTTTGCGGGTCCAGTTTGCGCGCAGCTCACGATCAACATCGTCATCAGGCATATGGTTAACAGTCTGCTGAACATTGCTGGTCTCCTTGGTTACTTCAACGCGGCGTTCTGCGGCTGCTTTGGTGGCCGCGGCATTCTCATCGGTTCGCTGCTTATCAACTTTGGCTTCTGCCTTCTCCCGGCCGCGCATACTGCCAATACCAAAAGCTCCAAGCACCACCAGCGCGGCGGCGGCGATAAACGCAAAGATAGCTTTCAGATTCGTCATAGGCTCACGCGCTCCCGCATCCATCCGTAGATGAATGACTCATTTGCAGGTCGCTGCTCTGCCAGTTCGAGGTAACGCTGACCCTGGCTGCAATTTAGAGCGCGAAGCAATACGGACTCGCCTTCTTTGCCTCGTTTACCCAGAAATGACTTTAGTGCGCTAATGCTGCGTGGCCCAATCTGACCGTCGGCGCTCAGGTCTGGATAAAGTTTCTGCTGGTCATTGAATGCGTTAAGCCAGCGCTGTAACCACTTCACCTGAACCGAGGGCCCCATATTCACACCTGTGTCGCAGAGCTCAGCTGCAATGGTCGGGGAGACAACCGCTACCTGGTCGAAGCGTGGCCCATACCAGTAATCATTCTCCAGAATCATGAGGGCCTGTTCACGGGTCAGGTCACGCATATCACCTTTAAAACCGTGGGCGCGAGCGGTCGCCTGGGTAATTCCCCAATTCGTCGGGCCGCCTTTGTCATCAGGATGATTCACGTAGCCTCCCTCTTTTCCGAGGATGCCATTGAAAATATCGTCTTTGGTCATTGGTCAGCCTTCTGGAATACCTTTGCGAGGTTACCGCGTGAACGCCACACGGCGACGCATATTGCGAGGTTTAGCATTAACTCTCCCGGATCCACCTGCAGGTATTTCCCATAGAGGATTCGGAACGCAGTGAAGCCGGAGGCAAGGATCATCAGATATGCCATCCAGGCCACTCCTGGCCGATGCCGTTTACCGCTCTTACTGAAGAACATCAGCCTGACAACGATTAGTGCGCAGATAATGGCGTTTGCATCCAGAACGATGGTTTGCCATGTCATTGGCCTTCCTCCTCCAGTCCCGGCATCTTCCCCCGTTTTGATTTGGCGAGGATACGAAGCAGGACTGCGACAGAGATGGAAGCGGAAACCAGCGCGCCGATATTCGGGGATACTTCGATCACTACCGGTGGCTTAAGTAAGCCAAGACCAGCATTAATCACTCCGGCCAGTATCTTCGCCATCGGTACTGAGAAGAACACCCCACCAACAAAGCTGATGACGGCGAACAGGAACTGCTTCCAGAATTGATGTGGATCGGATGTCAGCACGTACATTGCAGCACCGGACAGCGCACCGAGCATTACGCCTGGCGTAGCCTCCGGGAACATAGATGCGAACGTCACTCCGATTGTTGCGGATGTTACTCCGCCAGCAATGGTCAGTGGGTCATGCATAGTTGATCCATGTGTAGAGATCAGGCTCTCCGGATGAATAACGACAAGACCTGTGATGGGGGTATCCGGGAGCCTGAAATAGAAAAGGCCACCAGAAGGTGACCTTAGAAGATAAAAAACCCGCTCAATGGCGGGTTTCTGTTTTGTTTTGTTGCTCAGTTCGCTTTAACGTCCCGAGCTTACCAGAATTTAAGCATTTTCCGCGCAATCATTCAAGTAAAACTTGTCGCCATTTTTGCCGAATGCGTCACACATTGGCTTGTAAAGCATCGATTCGGCAACATTTAGCCAGACATCGATCCTGCTTTCGCAGGTTCGTAAGCACCACTCAGGATGTTTTTCATTCAGATCTCGCGCAATGGCCTTTTTACTCAAGCGGCGTACATAACGCTTCTCAATGACTGCCTGCAGTTTTTCATTGCCAGAACGGACCAGTACTTCGCTCATCACTGAGTCAATAATCATTGCTTCGTCGTCGGTACAGAACGCCAGGCCGCTTTTGTGCTTACCTTCAAGGATCTCCTTAAAGAACGCTTCAAGCTCAGGTTTGCTGATGCCGGATTTTTTCATACGTCGAAGCGCATCGTTGATAGCCGTCTTGGTGATTTTTCCAGATGCCAGCAGCTGGTTGAACATGTTCCCGCCAGAACCGCCACCGATATAAGACCAGCGGCCCCACATGCGGAGCTTGCCCTGAATCCAGATGCTTTCGAGAGTGCGCAGGCGAACCATTTCGCCCGCCTTGCCAACTTCAGAAGGGTTAATCATTTTGCGTCTCCACTACGCCAGTACGCCGATAGCCAGCGCACGATCTAAAAACCGAAACAGCAGCGTCAACTGGTCGCCGTATTTCGCTTCAAATGCCACAGGGCCAGCGTGCAACTCGTCGTGATGCTCTCTGCACAGAGGTATCACAAACAGGTCATGCGCCTTTGTACCCATTCCACCCTGCCCGTGGCCTATCAGGTGGTGGGGATCGTCTGCCGGGCTGTTACAGCACATGCACTGCTGCGACTTAACCCAACGGGTGTACTTCTCATTTTCCCAGCGGCGGCGCTTAGGTTTCAGCATGAAGGATTCCGGGGTGTCTGGATCAACCTTCACCGCCACTATTTTTTTTGCTTTCTCCTGCAGCAGTTCTACCGCTGGTAACGATGGAGTAATTTCACTTTCGCGCATTACTGATTGCATAGGTTCTGGCTGTAGCCTCAGAGCCTTAATAGCCATGCTTTCCGGGATAACATCTGCCAGACCGTTCTTCACCAGCCACCAGCAGAACTCCGGCAGCGTAAGCACGTGATCTTCACTGAAGCCAAGTTGACCGCTTACGGTCTTCAACAGCCAGGATACCAGGTTTTTACGGGCAATGCCTGCCAGCCTTTCAGTGGATTGATCACGCAACTGGTTATCACATCCCCAGCACAGGAGGATACTGCCGGGTTCGTGCCGCATGATGGTGAAGTCGTCTGCATGCCAGTCGTTATGAGGCCACTGGCATTCGCGTTTTTTCATCAGCCAGGCATCAAGAACAGACAGGCCACCAGCGCGCTGGATCACCCTGGGGTTTTCGAAAACTGGCTGTAAGCTGGAATCCTCGGCCAGGGGCTGATGAGATTGTGGTAAGGCTCCAGACGGCATATCTGCCAGCTGTTCGCCGGGAGTTTCGATCACAACGCGTCCCTGACGGAACAGCCACATCAACTCGGTTCCGGGCCGGAAGAGCACAACCCCGGCAATAGGTGCAATCTCAGGTGTCAGTAAAGCTCTCACGCCATTTGCCCCTTAGCGATATGCTCCGCCCAAAGTCCACCTACCCAGCGCACACCCTTCGCTGTAAAGCGTGCCTGGCTAAAGGCATAGTTCGACGCATTGGTGGTGCCGGTCTTCACTTCAAAGCGTTCGGCCTCGATGTGCTGATGATATGGCGTAAGCGTACCGTTCAACCGGTACATGATGTGGCTTTCCAGCAGGAATAGCCGGAATTCAGTTTCTTTAGCGTTCAACAGTTTCGCGACCTGGCGGAAAGTCATTGAGCCAGTGGCCATAACGTAACGATCCACAAATTCTGCTTTTGGCGCAGCGATAGCCAACTGGTCACTGAGTTGTTGCTTTTGCTCTTCAAGCTCAGCAGCAAGACGCAGAGCCTCAGAGAATGACTGCGGCACCTTCGGTTGGTTCTGTTGCTCCAGTTCAAGCCAGCGGTCGATGATCCGTTTGCGAAGAACAACGTTATAGCCTGATACCAGCGTCAGGCATAAATCCTTCGGCAAATGGAAACAAGGATAATTTCGGCCCCTATCGTCAAAGTAATCTCCCACAAATTCGGGAGATTGAATATTGAGCTGTTTGAGCATGGTCCTGATATCTGCCATCACATGGTCATGTCTTTTTTCACAAAGGCCAGCGATTTCGAGGCTAGACATTGCAGAGAATCCAGGATCGCTTTTTACGTTGGCAAGATTTGTCATAGATGACCACCATTCTCAATAAAATACTCAATCACTTTCAAACGAGAAGCGTTGTCATAGGAAGTCAGCAACACTAAAGCTAATTTCCTATCGAGCCTGTAACAGGGATAAACCCTGCCCAGATCATCTGTATAAGTTCCAGAAAGATGGTCTTCTGGAAGACCTAACCAGTTGAAGATAACTCGAATATCACGCAGAACGTGGTCATGACGTTTGCCAAACTCCTTGGCTACTTCATTGCTGCTGACACTTAAAAAATCTGGCCTGCAAACCAGGTCTTTCAACTTGCTCATACTGTTCTCCACTTATCAGGCGGCTGCACCCGCCAATGGTTCATGTTTAGTGATCGTGATATCCACCTTCCCACCTGGTACCTGAGGCCCCCACTCCACCAGCATGCGTTTTACCTGACAGTCGTCCTCCCAGATGCCAGCATGAGTGAGAGCGTCGAACAGCGCCTTGTTGTAGTTGTCTATGTCACGCGGACGTGCATCCGGCGGATAGAGGACGATCTCTACCGCTGCGGCTGCCGCTGATGGTTTCGGCAGGCAGCGTAGGTGTTCAATGATGGCGGCACATGCTGCGCTCTGGTATGCCCTTCCCTTTGCGCTGATAAGATGCCGACCTTTAAGAGGGCCGCTGTTCGGCGCGCGCCAGTAGGTGTTAACGCTTGGTGGGAACGGCAGAGTTAATTTCATGGTTTCACTCCGCGTTCTTCCAGCCAGGCGACGGCGTTCTCTCTGGCACCCTGTTCACCGTTAACAAGAGCCTTGATGATCGAAACGGCATCCATATCCCATTCGCTTTTCAGAACTGTTATTCCCCGCGCTGCGCCAGGCGCAACAGAGATGTAACCCTTTTTCTGAAGTGATTTCACATGCCCGGCAGCAGTGTTTCCTGAGGAGCATCCAATCATCACGGTCAGCTCGGAAATCGTTGGCGGAAACCCTGTACGCTCTTTGTAGAGATTGATGGCATCCAGCACTTCACTCTGACGTGGTGTTAATCCGATCATGACTCCACTCCATAGCGCCCATTCAGGCGACCAATTTCACTGTTAAACTTCACCAGGGTTACGCCCATCGGCTTCACCAGTTCGTGATACTTCTTCAGGATCGGCGGAACAACAGTGTTCCAGCTTGGTTTGGGCTTCTGTTTCAGCGCTTCCCTTATCTCCCGGACGCAGCGGCGAGCAACATCGCGTACTGCATTCTCCTGCTCGGCTGAAAGTTTCATGCTGCTCGTTCCTCCGGTTTGCTGATCGACGCCACCCAGCCAGGCAAAAGCTCAACATCAGATGATTCGGCCTGATTCCCCCAGTGATGCCAGCCGGGTGCGCAGCAACGACTGAATAACTCAATGCGTGGAACGTCACCGTAAAGCTTCTCCAGACGGAAGCGGGCCTCCTCCGGTTTCGCGCTATGCTCACCCAGTGGGCTGTAGATAACCTGCTTCACGCTCGCGTTCAGCCGTTCCAGCCCTTTACCACGGGTGGCGATAAGTAGATCCTCGGTGTTGGCGCGGGTATAATTGCCACCATTCATCTTCGTCTGACCGTTCAGCAGATCGAGGAAGTCGTAAAAGTCCTCAACATTGCCGGATTCCAGCGCTTTGTTGATGTGCTGTTCTGCCAGCGGGTTGAACTTCACCCAAGTGAATCCCTTCATGGTTCGGACTTTAAAGCCCCACGCCTCAGCCAGTTCGATAGCCTCGCGGGTATGAGTGCCGGTGAACCACATAGCCAGAACAGCATCCTCAGCAGCCAGCTCCCAGATAGGCAGGCGCTTCATTTCGATAAGCTTCATGGTTCCGTAGTGGTTCGTCGCAGCGCCGTTGCTGATGGTGTTCCCGTATTCCCAGGCTGGATCGGCGTAAATCAGAGAGTATTTCATCAGTGGCCACCGTTGAATTGACCAGCCAGGAACCACTGCCCCTCTGGTTTGCATGTTGATTTGGCCTGGCGCAGGCAGCGCTGGCGTTCTTTGAGGCAACGTTCGCGCTCGGTGATGAGGTCTGAACACTGGAATGCCTCAAGCCAGAGAGAAGCGGCCCGACGGTACAGACCCTTTTCCTGTAGAGCTTTGGCGTTCTTCATCAAATCGGCGGCTCCGGTGTCTACGCGCTGAATCGGCTGACCACATCCAGCTGATGCATTCACTGCGTAGTAGCGGTACTGAGAACCAACCAGTTCGCGGGTGGTGAAGTTAAAATCATGCAGTCGGCAGACGGTGCGCTGAACAGAGTCGATGCTGAAATTTGAGAAAGCGTCCGCAATCTCGCGGCTGGTTAAGCCAGGGTTATCCGCGATAAACATTTCGAGTGTTTTCATAAGGCTCATTATTTTGCTCCCCTGAAACCTGAAGGAATTTGCTTGTCTGGTTCTCCGAACTTCAAAGGGTCACGCTTTCGTGCAGCATCCCAGCTCTCGCGTTGTGGCCTTCCCTTCGCATCCCAGCGAGTAGCAACCTGCAGGTAGCCAGGAAAGTTTCCGGGGATAAAAAGAGTTTTTGGGCGCATGTACTGGTAATCCTTCAGGCCTTTCCAGTGCTCGTGTTTGTAATCGACCACCATCATGAGATCTTCCGGCGTGAATCCCTCCCGAAGTCTTGCTCGAATGTTCTCCAGCGATGCAGAGCAATTCTGGAAGCGAGAACCGCTCACCAGGTTGAGATGCTTCAGCACAAGTTTGGAATTGTCTGTTAACAAAACTTCAGGATCAGGTTGTTTCACTTCCTGCCCACCGTCGGGTTCCCCAGGAACCTGACAAGGAGTTTTTTTATCTGATGGATCAGTATTTGAATTTACTGACGGATCCCCACCAGATTCTGACGGGTGAAAACTGCCGTTATTACTGTTTTTCGACGCATCGAATTTTGACGGGTCGGATTTTGATGCATCAGATTTTGACGCGTCAGATTCTGACAGGTGAGAAAAGGCAGAATCACAGAGCTTTTTAACGTTCAGTTGATAAACGTTGGATGCGTTACGGTTGCCCTTTCGGCGCTGCTGCCGGGTCAGCCAACCATCTTTCTCAAGCTGGCCTATTGCCGTGCGAACTGTGCTCTCACCAGCCCCAATCTGACGTGCGATAGTAGCGATAGAGGGCCAACTAACCCCCTCATCACTGCTGAAGTCTGCCAGACGCGCCATGATGGCAACGCTGGACAACTTCATGCCTGAAGAAGCGCAAGCGTCCCAAACGTAACCGGTTAATTTAGTGCTCATGGTCGTCCTTTAGCTCTGTAAATTTGCGCTGGAATTGCTCAAGAGGGCTGAAGCACTCATGATCGTACCCGTCGCGCAGGTATATAACGCGTCGACTCTCTGGCTCCCACCGGATAACCCTAACCGGGACGCCGTAGTGGTCTCTGAACCTGCGATCAAGCTCTGGCATAAGACCTCCGCTTTACGACGCCATACCCCCACGATTGCCATCGCCCGACTGTGGTTACACGGAACCCAGCGTCCTGATACCATGCGCTCATACCGAAACGACGAGGCCCCATGCACTGGAACGCCACGTAGTTGCGGCAGACGGTGATTTACCGTTACACTGTTCATGCGTTAGTTTCTCCACTGATACGACACGCCACGACGCCCGGAGCTGCACACTCGCGGGCGTCACTCTTTTCTGGTGCGCAAAACACACGGAAAAGCAGCGTTAAATGTTCCTGCCACTTAGCCATCACCTGATAGCTGTTTTCTTCGATTTGAGCGCGTTCAGCATCGTCAATAACACCGTCAGCCGTTGCTTTACGCAGATACTGTGAGTGCTTGCCGATCCACTCTACGGATTCCATCAGACGCTGATTGATGTCCCCGTTCTCAACCTCTTCAACATCAGCCAGCGGCACGAAGACGCCGTTTGAATGCCGAGCGATTGCGTCAGCAATGTAAGTAGAACCACCAGCACGTTGCAGAACCATGGCCCATCCAAGCGGGAAGATCTGATCGCCATCGGTGCGAAGGCGGTTAAACAAAGCGTTTTCAGTTACCCCCAACCACTCGGCTGCTTCGGCATATCCGCCAGGCAGTTCAGTAATCGTTTTTTTGATAGCACCCACCAGCCAGGCCGGTTGCTTATCAACTTTCCATTCAGGTTCTATACCCACGGCTTACCCCTTTTCTCTGTGGTTAATATCAAGCTGCTGAATCTGTAGACTTTTGATAAAGGCTTGCGTCGTACTTGAGTTTTCCTTTGGTAATTCGCTCAATAACAAACGCCTGCTTTTGAGGAATTACATCTCCCCATCGACAACTGCCGGGTGGGAGATCCCGAGAACACTTGCGGTTTTTGAAACCCCGCCAAAGTGGTCAATGACATCTGATTTACGCATGACTCCTCCTGTTTAATTCACGCTTTAAAGGTAACAAAAGGTACATCAAATAGCAAACAACAGTTACGAGGATTCTATGTAACATTGGTTACATGAAAACAGAGATGAAAGACCGAATAAGATCCCGACGAGTCCAACTCGACATAACACAGCAGACTCTTGCTAAAAGGCTTGGGGTTAGTCGCGTGTCTGTGACTAAGTGGGAGAACGGCACGACAAAGCCTGACGGTGAAAACCTCCACCAGCTGGCCATGGCGCTGCAAACTAGCCCCGAATGGATACTTTATGGTAAAGGTGAGGAAAAGACTGATGACACCAAAGTTATCCCATTCCTAAAACCACCTACTGCAGTCCCTATAATCTCTGCTGTCCAGGCTGGGATGTGGACTGATACTTACGCATGTTCAAGGCTTACTGACGTGATTACATGGACGCAAACTACGGCAAATGTTTCTGATGAGGTATTCGGTTTAGTAGTTCGTGGGGAGTCGATGACCAATCCCCATGGGTTACCCTCCATCCCTGAAGGATCTATCGTTATTGTTGAACCTCATTATGGTCAACTAGATGATTTATACGGGAAGATAGTGGTGGCTCTCCTCGATGGTTCTGCTGAAGCGACAGTAAAAAAATTGGTATGGGATAGCCCTTTCGCATACCTGATGCCACTGAATCCTGCATTCAAACCCATCCCAATAGACGGCAACTGCCGAATCGTTGGGAAAGTCGTTCAAATCACCCAAAACCTCTAAGTTGCTAATTCTTAATGCCGGATAACTAGCCGGCTTTTTTTTTGGTCCTCCTGGTAACAAAAAGTACATTCCTCGCTTGACCATTAAAGTAACTAAAGGTACATTTAATCCGTACCACAGTTCTTATTGTTACGCGCAATGTGGTGAGCAGTACGGCATATGGCACATGTGTCGCAGCGGTCCGGCAGGGTTCCTCTAAGCTACTTTCCATGCCGGGTAGCCGGAATGTGCAAGCCAGGCACGAACGACAGTCAGAGACGTTTCACCAGCGTGGCGGTTAGGTGTGACACCTCGGAAGAGACGAGGCCATAACCAAAAGAGCGCTGGCATGCAAAAAACATCTCGCAGCCGTTGCGGTACCAAAAGCCAGGATGGGACGGCAGAACGCGGTAGTGCTCTTTTTGTTGTGATGAATGCGCAGGCTGATGCGCCCTCTTGCGCAAAGAGGCCAAAAGATGCCGGAGATCAGCACCGGCCACCACAAACGAAGTAGAGAAAAGCGCGTTGAATCTAAAACAAATAATGGTCGCGTCGAGCTGGTGAGAGGCCAGCACACAACAGCAAAGCGCATTACACCGGAACCCGCAAGAACCTTATAGTCCTGAGTCGTGGCTACGCAGTATGTCAGTCAAACAGTCAGGCGGGCAGATCGGCGGCAGGTTGGTCAAACGTAGTGCGCTCTGCGTTGTGGTGAATGGCGGGGCTGACCGTCAAACGGTTGAGAAAAGATAAGCAGGCGAAACGTTCTAGGCGAGCATATGGACTGATCGAACGCGGATGGAACGGGCGGTTACGATTTTAAAACACCGCGCCACTGAGCTGGAGATCAGCACCAGCCACCACACAAGAATCACGTAGCCAGCGTGGTAACCCGTAGTAACGAAAGCTGTGTGTAGTCTTGGCGGTCGGTAGTTGTGAATGTCCTTAATGCCGACCGCCCATTTTCACAGCTGAAAGCGCATTCCTTAATCCATCAGTTATGGGTGACAGGTGTGAAACGTTGGAGTGCGCTTCCAGCTGTGTGGAGAACTAACCGGCGATGGCAGTCGCCCGCTTCATTAAGCGCCCTACCCTGGGTGCTTATTAAAGCGAACCAGAATCATTTTCTCTCGCCGTATGGCGCGGGATTCGTGCAACCAAAATTCAGCGTCGTGCAGGACGCTTATATAACGGAGAAACTAACCATGACGAACGCACAGACCGTCACCGAGTTACAACCACGCATGACCAGAGAGCAGTTGATCGACGCTGCCCGTAAAGCGGCCCCTCTCCTTCCCCCGGCTTATCGCGGGATCATGACCGAACTGGCTAACCGTCTGGACTATACCAGCGTTGCTCTTTGTGAAGCCATGTCACAGCGCAAAGAGCTGGCCACGCAGAACGCTACTCTTCGTGAAGACGTAACCAGCTGGGCCAAAGAGTGTGACCGCATCGAAGAACGTTACACCAAAACGCCCACCAATATGCACTTACTGGAAGCGCAGCGTGAATTACGTGAACTGCCTGCTGTGGTCATTTTCCTCAATAACGAGGTGGCGCTCTGATGGCTAACTCATTCAAGCAGATGTCCCGAGACGGGACTATCAAGCGCACTGATACCGGGATGTTCATCAGTCTCGACGACATCCACGTTCGCGCAGGTTTCAACAAGCGTCATGACGACGATGAACGCACCATCCAGGCAGACGACGAACTGTTCACCTACCTGATGAACGGTGGTTCTGTTCCTCCGCTTGAAGTTATCGCACGTGATGAAGGTGGTGTCTGGGTCGTTGAAGGCCACCGCCGTCGCCGCTGCTATGAGCGCTGCCGTGCAGCCGGTAAGCCGGTAGACCGCATTCATATCATGCCGTTCAACGGCAGCGATGTGCAGCGCCTGGCGAGGATCATGACCAGCAATAACCAGTTGCCCCTTTCCGATATTGAGCAGGCTGCGGTTATTCAGGAGCTACACAACGCCTTCAACCAGACCACCAGCGAGATTGCGAAGCTGGTCAATAAGTCAGTCGGGACCGTTGAAAAGTTACTGACGCTCAGCACCGCGAATTATGACGTTCAGCAGGAAGTTAAATCCGGGGCCGTCTCCGTCGATGTTGCTGTTGATCGCGTAAGAGAGTACGGCGAAAAGGCTGGCGAGGTGCTGCAGCACGATAAAGCTGTTGCGGCCGCCCAGGGTAAAACGAAAGTTACCCGCAGCGCTATCGCTCCAGAACTCAGCATCAAGAATGCGCGTCGTTTCGTGGAACTGATGGCCCAGGCGGAGATCAGTGACGAAGGTGTATTCACCATCCAGGGTGCTGCGGTGGCGGAAGCACTGTCCATTATCGACGAACACAAAGCGATTGCTGAAGCCCGTGAAACCTATCGCCTGTCTCAGCCAATCCCTTCCGCTGAGGTACGCGGGAAAATCCTTTACGTCTCACTCGATGGAGAAGAGATCGGGTCGGCCCCTATCTATCGCGGCAAGAACGTGAGCCTCAATGGTGTCGTTACCAGCCAGTCAAAGGCAGTGGCCCACTTCGTTAAGCAGCACAAACTTCAGCAGGAAGCGAATCATGACAACCAATAAACCAATGACCGGCGAGCAGCTGGATGAATTGATGGCCGTTGCGGTTCGTATGCAGCGCGATGCAGAAATTGATCGTAACTTCCCTTCTGCAAACTTTGCTTATGCAGTTCAGGTGGCTGTTCTTGAGCTTCGTCGTACTCGTGACATCGCCGCGGCGCTGGCTGCTGAGAATGCAGCGCTGAAACACGCAATGGCCGTAACCCTTGAGCATGTATCGGTTATGGATACAGGTCAGGCAGGATGTGCTGCGATGATTATCAATGATGCCCTGCACCACAGCGAACCCCCGGCCACCGACTCCTTCCTAGCTGCGGTTCGGGCCAGTGAGCTTGATAGCCTCGCAGGCGTGGCAGAGACCATGCTGGTTGAATTCAGCAACCAGCAGTGCTCATCCGATATGCATGAGGTTGTTGGCTGGAAAATGGTTCACCAGCAGGCCAGTAACCGTGCCGCCCAACTTCGCCAGGAGGCATCCAAGTGAACAATAAAATCGTCTCATTCGTTAAGCGAATGGAAGAACAAGACCGCACTCTGGAAGTTAACGGCAATTTCGTCGTTATCTCGCCTGCCGCAGGACTCGCTATCTCGGACATGATGGAGATGCAGGCGCTGAACAAAAAAGGTGAACTGGCTAAATACGTTACCCAACTTCGCCAGGAGGCAGCCCAATGAGCAAGTCAATCGCAGACGGCGCAAAATTGACTCCGGAAACATTCGCAGATTTCATCGAGCGTTTGAAGTATCACCATCGCGGTGAAGGCGTTAACCGCCACATCACTGCCGATCCGATTTTTATGGTGCAGAAGCAGGCGACGATTTACGGACTGGCTGAAGAATACTGCGAGTCCCGGATTATTCATTGCGATGGCGGCGAATGGGGATCCCCTCAGGAGTACTGGGACGACGCCGACGAAGATGAGCGCGATGAGTTGAATAGCCTCGCGCAGGATATGTGGGAAAACGATTTTCTGGAATGCGAAGAGGATGAGCAGCTGATGATTCTTGCTGACCTCGACGAACACACCGTAAGCGGGATTCGCAAGGAGTGGCAGAACATCAACGCACACTTCACCAGAGAGGCTGCTGAGGCTTTCATTCGCCGAAAGCAGCATGACTACCCACCACTTCGCGTCTATGTAGAAAGTATGTGCTACGGCTGGGAGTATCAGGAAATCATCGCGGCGCTGTGTGATGGTCGCTTAGTTCTCGCTGATATCCAGGATGCCAACACTGCAGAACTGGTAGCAGCTGGCATCATCACTAAGGTGGGGGAGTAGAGATATGGCTCTGACAGTAAGGCAGCTGATAAGCAAGCTCCGCAAAATGCCGCCAGAGGCGATGGTAGTTTGGCAAGACCACGACCAGAGCGAAGATGAATACAACGACCATGTGAGCATCGTTGTGGATGCAACTGATGAGCTTTCCGGGTCGTTTGATCCGGAAGTTAGAATTGTAGCGTTAAGGGGTTAGCCATGACCAAATTCACCAAAGACCCATCCACCCACCCGGCCAACGGCCCGCTGACAGAAGAGCGCCTGATCCGCGTTCGCGACGAACTGGCAGCTGCAGCAAAACGTTCTGACGGCGGCAACCTCGGCTACATGATGGCTGACGCAGCGAAGGCTATCGAGGAGTTGCTGGCGCTGCGGAAGGCGGGGCAGGATCCGGTGGCTGATGTTGTCGCCTGGCATCATCCAACTGAAGAACGCACTTGCGATATCCGCTTGCGTCGCCATGACCTTACGCCGGGGCCGCTCTACGCTGCACCACAGTTACCGCAGCCAGCGGTGGTAGATGAGCGAGCAGCATTTAACGCATGGAATAACGAAGACAACCTCCCCATTGCTGGGGTTGGTGCGAAAAATGCCGCCTGGTTAGCATGGCAGGCTCGCGCCACGTTGTGTGGAAATTCAGTGCTGGAAGTGCCGCCTGAACGCCCTGCGGATTCATCGAGCGGTGACGATGTTGAGGCATGGTTTGATGAGGGCTGGAACCACTGCCGCGCCGCCATGCTTCAGGGTGCCGAACCTGTAAGCCAGCCTTACAAGTTGCGCGATGGGTGGGTTGCTGTTCCGAAGAGGTTAAGCGCTGAGAACGGTGCGAAAGCAGCGCTTATCGGGGAGTTCAATTTGGAATACTCGATGACATGCCATGAGTGTTTTGGTGAGGGTTGTGAAGATTGTAGCGGCGAGGGGTCGTGGACTAACACTGTACCAATTGACTGGGCAACCATCAAAGATATCTGGGCTAAGGCCATTGACCACTTCGCAGCAGCACCGCAGCAGGGGGCCGAATGAGCTACGGCCGATACGTCTACACGGTGATGCTGCCTAACCTGATTTTCTGCTCCGCGCTCGGGAAGCCCGCTAAAGCGATCGAGAAAGCTGCGCGTAAAGTGCGGCTGTCGTGTGGTCGCCGCATGCGGCGCGTCATGATGGATGCGCCACCTAAGGGGGTTAATCCGTGAGCAAGTCAGAAGCGTTGAAGTATGCCATTGTAATTGGATTTGGCGTGGCTGCAGGGATTCATCTGTACGTAGCCTGGACATCACTACTGGACATCGCTTGGAGCGCGATACAGGGAGTGTTCAGCCATGCCCAGTAAACTCAAACAGCGGCGTACGCGCCGCCTTAAAGCCGATGTCGCATGGTGGCGAGCAGAAGCCAGCGACCTACACGCCCGCGTCATGGAGCAGGCCGACGAGATAGCCGAACTCCGCCGTCAGGTGATCAGGGTGCCGATGCCGATGATGGTTCCTAAAGAGATGATCCACCAGCTATATAGAACTGAAACAAAACGATGCCGTACCTGCAATGATGGGCTCCGAGGCGGATGCTCATCATGCACATTTTTTAAATAGTAACCGGGTGCAGCCGGTTTAGTGGAGATAACTATGTCGCGCATGATGTCTTTAATCGACTGGGCAAAAGAAGAATTTGGTGAGCAGGCTCCCAGCGAACGTGTACTTAAAAAGTATGCCAAAGGGAAAATGATCGCTCCACCAGCTGTTAAGGTTGGTCGATGCTGGATGGTAGACCGCGAGGCCCGTTACGTTGGCATGATGGCGGAACCTGCTATTCCTGTGAATTCTAATCCCAGATTAAAACGGATAATTTCTGATGGCTGCTAGACCGCGGACTCATAAAATCTCAATACCAAATCTTTACTGCAAGCTTGATAAGCGGACAGGAAAGGTTTACTGGCAGTATAAACATCCTGTATCTGGTCGATTCCATAGCCTGGGTACTGATGAGGCCGAAGCTAAACAAGTTGCAACTGAGGCAAACACAATCATTGCCGAACAGCGTACCCGGCAAATACTCAGTGTTAATGACCGACTGGCTAGAATGAAGGGGAAAAGAACAGACATCACCGTTACTGAATGGATTGATAAATACACTGTAATTCAGGAGGAAAGAGTAAAGAATAATGAATTAAGGCCAAACTCTTTTCTGCAAAAAAATAAGCCATTGCGCTTGTTTAGAGAGCATTGCGGAATGCAGCACCTTAAAGATATTTCAACTCTTGATATTTCTGAAATTACTGATGCAATAAAGAGCGAAGGTCACAACAGAATGGCTCAAGTTGTTCGCATGGTATTAATTGACGTTTTCAAAGAGGCTCAACATTCCGGGCACGTTCCGCCAGGCTACAACCCGGCGATGGCGACCAGGCAACCAAGACATAAAGTTACCCGACATCGATTATCATTTGATGAATGGATGAAAATTTATGAGGCTGCGGAGCATCAGCAACCGTATTTACAAACTGGCATGCTGTTGGCTTTAGTTACGGGTCAACGGTTGGGGGATATCTGTAAAATGAAATTCTCCGATATTTGGGACGACATGCTTCATGTAGAACAAGAAAAAACAGGATCTCGCTTAGCCATCCCTTTGACTCTGAGATGTGATGTATTGGGGATATCCTTAAGAGATGTTGTTTCTAAATGTCGTGATGCTGTAGTGAGCAAATATCTTGTTCATTTCCGGCACTCTACCTCGCAGTCCACAAGAGGTGATTGCGTCTCATCGAGCAGCTTGACCACAACCTTTAAAAAGGCCAGAAACAACTGCGGAATTGAATGGGAAAAAGGAACCGCCCCAACCTTCCATGAACAACGTTCTCTGTCTGAGCGTTTATACAGGGATCAGGGCATAGACACGCAGAAATTATTGGGTCATAAATCTCGTAAACAAACTGATCAATATAATGATGACAGAGGTAAAGATTGGGTAGTTATCGATTCAAAAACTGGGTGAACACTGGAGAGTTTTGGGGAAGCGTTTTGGGGAATATTTTGGGGAAGAATTCTGAAGGGGTAAATAAAACGGGAGCCATCAGGCTCCCGTTTTCATATAACCCGAAATCCGGATTACATGTTTTCGATGATCGCGTCACCAAACTCTGAACATTTCAGCAGCTTAGCGCCTTCCATCAGACGTTCGAAATCGTAAGTTACGGTTTTGGCGTTAATCGCGCCTTCCATACCTTTAACGATCAGGTCTGCGGCTTCGAACCACTCCATGTGACGCAGCAGTAGTTTCCGGGAAAGCGGATTGCTCATTGATATCAAAAGAAATTCTTTATAAAACTCAAATAATTCTCATGCTTTCAACGATTTCCTAACGTCCTGTTTTGTCGTAACCTTTTCTCAGTTTTGATAACCGATTTTCGGCACTTTCCAGGCGTAGCAAGGATTTTCAACATGACTAAAGAAGAAACCAAAATCAGATGTAGGGACCTATACCTCCAATGGGATGGGCGGCACGAAAACAACCCAGCCAAAGGCCTTCTTTTCCAGGCCTACATGCGTCAGCAACCAGACTTTGCTTCTTTCACATACGGTCGCGCCAGCATGCACCAAGTGGTTCAAGGTTGGGTTGACGAATGGGAAGGTTACTTCCAGTAGTCATTTCAGGATCTACACAGTGGCGGCGGGTTCAACTCCCGCCAGCTCCACCAATCATGATTGGACGGTGATAGGACATCACCAGCAATAACAGGAAGTTAGCAGTCTCAGCAGGACACCGACCAGACGGTGAGAGGACAAAAAAGGATACGCAAAGGAGCCGCGGCTCCCGAGTGATAAGAAGCCCGCTGATGCGGGCTTTTTTATGGGATTTTTACACCGGCCTATCATCCGCGCCTGTGCTATTGATAAAGAAAGTCACCCTGCCCAGGATTTCGACCTCTTCCGCTGCGTCGCCTTCTATCGCCTCGCCGTCCTCTGTGATTAATGCTTTTCCCAGAAACCGAGCAAATTGGGTCTGCCCGCCACTGAGGATCAGCAGAACCTGACCCTGCACCAGTCGGGTGACCGGCTCGATCACCGCAAACCCGGATGACGTTTCCAGGATGCGACTGTCCATACCTATGCCACAGATAATTTCCGGTGATAAACGAGGGGCTACGTAATCCGCCGCTGGAGAGGGAAATCCCATTACAGGACCCTCCCCATGTTTCTCATCATCCAGAGACGGTTCTGGCTGTCTTCCGGCGTCTTGTCGACGAAGAACTCCTGATAACGCTCTATCCATTCATTGGCGTCGTCCGGCGTGAAATGCCAGTTCCTGGCGCGCAACTCCCGGATGAAGTCATCAGTGCGTAACCACTGATAGCCCTTGGGGTTTTGCTGTACTGCAGCGACAAATGCGCTGTGAATGTCTGATTTGCGGGGCATGATCTGCACTCCTTTTTACTGTTTTTATATACAGTAGTTTTAAAGGGCGCGCAGATCAAGATGGCGCGGCCTATCAATGACGCAACCATGAGATTTAGCGGTTTGCGGCCGACACGCCTCCCTCAAGCGAAAGCGCCGTGATATATTTATGCCACATACACTAAAAGGATCTTGAAATGAAAGTTGCTGTTTTGATGATGCAGAAGGATGAGTACCGGCTTCTTGAACCATGGATACTGCATCATGCTGAGCTTTTTGGACTGGGCAATTTATACGTCTACGATAATGGGTCAGTCGATGAGCGATGCCTTGACGTCCTGAAGGAATATTCGCAAAAAGGGATGAATGTAGTTTATGACAGGAACACCTTTGAGGATTTCAATACCAGACATATATATTTTGTAGATAAATACGAAGAATTAAAGTGTGCTCATGATTATGATTTCATGATGCCATTGGATTGTGATGAATTTGTTGGGGTTGAGTTTTCAAAGGGTAAGGTTTCTCTATCAAGTGATGATGTAAAAAATGAGTTATTAAAATACAAAGAAATAGACTCAACTCTTAAAATCAAATATACATATGGCAACCATCCACTCAATGCTAAAGAATTCGCATTGAGCCATAAACCTGAAAAGGTTTTTTTCCCTAAATCAAGAATAACTGCCCTGGGAAATGGGTTCCATCGTGGAGAGGTGGAATCAGGATTGCAGACTGACACAGATATTATTTATCTTCATTTCCATCATAAGAACTATGATGACTATATCGCAAGTGCACGCAATAAGTTAGAGGGCCTTGTTGACGTTAATGATATTGAGGCATTGAAAGCATTCAAGGGCGCAGGTCATCACCTGGTCAAAAAGCTTTTAATGACTCAAACTGAATATTACGATATGCACGCCGCGTCGAAAGCTTCAAGTCCGTTCAAATTCTTTGTCATGGAAGGTGTTTATGAATATCTGAAAGGAATGGGACTGAATCTGGAACAGGATTTAACCGTCGATCATGATGAAAGCAAAATAACATGGCATGGCTATGTCGACAAGATAAGGGAAGATGATGGATCTTGTGTTTTCACAGGATGGTGCGTTCCAAGTGAGAGCATGGGACAGGAGTTCTTTAACCTTAGAATTGGCCAGGAAATCCTCCCTGGCTTTCTTGAGGGAAAGATTCAGCGTTCAGATGTTGTAGCGAAATTCCCGGATTACAATCTTGAGTGTGGATTTACAGTGCGATTTTACGGTTTAACTACTGGTGCATTGCAGCGTAACGAATGGGAATTTCATGTTACGGCTGGGCATAAAGGAACAGGGTCAAAACTCAATAGGAAGAAAACTGAATCCTACTTCTAGCAAGAAAGGCGGGGAATCCCGCCTTTACTTTTTGTTAAGATATCATCAGCAAAATTATTAATCCTTAGTTTTTTTAATTGGTGTCGAAAATTCGGTACACCGCCCGACCAGTCAAAGTATCCCCTGCTACAACCGGGTAATTGTCACCCGTGTAGTCGAAGTATCCCTTATTGTATTCTTCGGCGTTCTGGATCCATGTATTCCTGTTTGGCTTATCCCATCCATCAACCACCTCAACCTCAGCCCCCCAGCCGTTCGGTCCGCTGTATTTAATGATGTTGGATTTGGTATAGGTGATTGGGAAGCCAACCGTGCTTACATCCTCAGGTTCATACAACGGGCTACGATATGCTGTGCCCGTCACGAGCGTGGTATTGTCCGGGGCAAGGCGGTGAATCGGGAACATGTTAAAGAAAGCGATCTTCAGGTTGATCGCCGCAGCGAAAACAACATGGCTGAACAGTTCCATCTTGCCGTCTTCAAACACCCAGCGCCGGTAAGCCGTAGCGCGAACATTTCTGACCGGATTATCGACTTCAAGCAGTTCAGACTTCTGAATAACCTCAAACCGGCTGCATTTAAAATTACCAACATAAGCGGGGTCGAGAACCTTGCCGTCAGCAAACATGGTGACGAGTACAGCCTGGTCATCACCATGCCGCCAGCCACCCATGTAGTCGGTTTTCCCTGTCTCCATGATGGCGCACTCAAACTCACCCGAAGAGCAGATTTCAGTGCCGGTTGCGAAACCAAACTCGCCAAAAACCCTGATAACTTCGTGGACCGTATTGATACGCCAGACATCTGAGCGGGTATCAGAATTTTCACGGCGATCCATATGGTAGCGGATGTATTTATCTGAGCCGTTCTGCGTTGTTTTCATGATGATGTTCATGAAGGTTGGCGAGGAACGCTGAATGACGATTTTGGTATCATCTGCAACCGCCCCGCCAGCGGATGCGAACCGGTAAGCACCGAAGGTGGCTCCACTCTTTCCGGTCGTGCCAAACAGGATGTATTTATCCGCAGACATCCACCCCGCTGTCGAGTTGGATGCGATGGCCTCAACCACAGGGATGTACTGATTGCTGCTGTTCTTGCTGCCATTGGTGAAGTCAACAACAAGACCCTGCCCTGGCGCAACCTCCACGTCAGTCACGGGGGCAATCTCATACTCATGAGAGCCGTTGTTTTGCTCTATAAACGAACGGCCAATACCGGTAGTGATTGTGTAGTTTGCGCCGGACAATGTAGAGGAGGTGATAGTCCCTGACACAATGCGCCGGGTATTTTTATTATTGCTGGCCGTGAGAAGCCGCTGAGCCAGCACACCAAAGGCGAAACCAGCCTGGTAATTACCCACGAGAATAATAATACGGCCATACACCGCATTGACCACGACAGAATCAATCGCCGCTGACTGAACGGCGTAAGGAAGGGCGCTGTCCAGGTCGATATACAGAGCCTGCCCCACAGGAACAGATAAGTTCGTCGCATCCTGGACGCCCGTTACCCCGGGAAGTCCGCTATAAAGCCGCAATTGTGACCAGGACACGAGCAGTGAGTTATCCGGGTTCTTTTTATAGGAGAATGATGACCCGGTTACGGTGAACATCGCGCGGCCGAGTTCATAGCTCTTAATTTTCTCCCACAACCCACCGTTCTGCGCATAGGGACCACCGGTGGCTGGCGCCTGCGGGACATAGCCAACCGCCGAGGAAGGGATCGCAAAGATGAATTTGTATTCCTCTCCAACAGATACGTTGGCGCCTGCGTGAGAATTAATGGAGTAAGTTACTGTCACGCTGGTCGATGTTGTGGTGACCGATACCACCTTCATTACAGTGCGCTTTGCGCTGTTTATTTTCCCATAGGCCAGAAGAACACTTCCGGGCTGCAGCAGCGCAATGATGCCATCCAGATCGCGGCCATTTTTATCCGTCTGATGGAAAGTTATGGAAGTCGATGTTGCCAGGTATCCTGTAGGGCACGAGAACTCTCCCGCCGCGGGCGTAGTATTGTTAGCGGATAATCCCCAGTAACCGAAATCAGTTACCACACCATTGCCGGAAGCCTGTGCAATCTGGCTGGACAACTCTGCGTTGAGTTGAGCCTGTGTTTTGCCAGGCCCCACACCCACCAGAGCAGCCCCGCCTGGACTTGCTAAGTTATTCCGCAGCGCACCATCACCAACGCTGACCCATCCCCCTGGCCCCTGAGGTGTCGGCGTGGATCCCGGAGGCACAACTTTGCCTCCAACAGGAAATGCACCATCCCAGCGGAAGTACTCCATGGTTGGCAGATTTCGCAGCACCTGATTCGGACGCGTTAACGTGGCTCCTGCCTGGAAAGAATCAAGCGTGATATAACCTAATGAGGTTATCGCGTTTTCTGCCAGCTTCTCGATGCCATACCAGCTGCGACGATCTCTGCCAAAGCGGTCTTTCCAGATGGCCTGGGTAATATCATTCAGCGCGTAGTCAAAGTTCTGTGAGTTATCGTATAAAACATATGGACTCGTCGATCCCAGCGGTTCTTTCGTGAAATAGGTAGTCATGCTCGCTCCAGGCATAAAAAAACCCGCCGTAGCGGGTCAGAAAATATTGAAGTGCTGTTAAGCGACATCGCCGGGGTAAGTGGCGTCGTCATAGGCATACTTGCCCGGGTGGTACTGAATGGCGGTGACCTGGCTGATCCCGTCGTTACCCGGCGTAATTTCCCCAACCAGTGCGTCATACGGGACACGGACAGACGAACAGAACAGCAGCCGCGGCGGCTCGATGTACGCGTCGTTCATCGCCCACAGTTCCGGCTCCAGCGCTGCGCTGTACGGCACCGAGAGCGTGTAATCGTCAATACGTGTCGGCACCACCATTGCCGATGCCCGTCCGTCCTGATGGCGGATAATCACGCGCGGGTTTTCAAACGACCAGTCCGGCGGCTCGCTGAGCGTCAGGGTAATTTTGCTGCTGTCATACGTCATATCCGTAATCAGGCAGCTCAGCTGCTGACCGCCTGGGATATCGTCTGCCATAACAATACGATCCATGAACTCGTAGCAGAGCGCATCCATCTCGGTTGAGGTGGTGTGCTGCAGGCGCTGAAGCTGGTAGCCCAGCAACCGGCGCATGCCGATGCGATAAGCACGGTCCTCATCCAGAACGCCGTCCAGCGTGTAGCTCTCGATTTTCACCGGCGTAGGGTTGCCAGGCTGGCGGCACTGCACGGTTTCCTCTGCCCAGGTGGTGCCATTGATGTAGGTCACGTCCACGCCGTCGTAATCGTCCTGCGACGGGGCTTTAAACGCTGTCTGCAGTTCCTCGGTGGTTTCCTGCGGGGTGATCATGCCTACCCAGGATTTAATCCCTTCCCTGCCGGCAGAGGCCAGGCCGTCAGACAACAGGAAGTATCCCATCCCGGCGTTGGTGATTTTCTGCAGCACCTCGAGCGCTGACTTACTCTCACCGCTGGCCCAGTCGAACTTTTCGCCGCGGGGGGTCCAGTAAGTTTGCTCCAGCGCGTTAATCGCCGCCGTGTCAATCTGGCTGGCCGTGAACCCCAGCGACTCCAGGACGTGGTACAGCGCGCCGCTGATGCTCCGTGCCGCTCTGCCGCCGCTGTAAATCCGTGTTGGCGTGACGCTTATCCGGCGATCGGACATGGCCGCCAGGCGGTTACCTGTGCGCACAGTCAGCGCCATGGTGGTGACGCCGTCGTACTTCGTGGGGCGCTTACTCAGCCGTGAGCGCAGCGCCTGCCAGAACACCTGATCACGCGTGCTGCCACCCTTAACCGGTTCGGTGCGGCGCATGCGGATCTCATACTGCCCCGGCGACACGTTGTAGCGGTGCGTAAACCCGATCTGGTTTTCGGTGCTGCGCGAATAGAACGGGGACTGCTGCGACCAGGTGGTGGTGCCAACCTTGCGATACTGGATAACTAGGCGTACCGGCATTGAGCGTTTGTTTCCCTGGTCGGTGTAACGAACCAAACCGCTCTGGAAGTTGATATTCACCTCGAATGCGTCCAGCGTTTCGCCATCCGGGCAGGCCAGGAAAGGTCCTACCCACTCATAGTCGTCACTGACACCCGTCACGGTGGCATCAAGAAGAGTGCGCTCGGTGAATCCAGGCCAGGATGGGTCAGGCGTAGTGATCGTCTCACCTGCCGGGCCTGTGGTGACCGTTATACGCTCAATCGTGACCGTCTGGCTGTCGATAGCCGTTATGCGGAACTGATTTCCGGCCAGGCCCAGAGAGAAACGCTGAATGCCCTCCGGCAGTCCGGTGAACGGCGTGCCAGCGGCGCTGTTGTAGGCCAGAGTGATGTGCGCCCTGACTTCCGCCGTGCCGCCAGCTGACTTCACGCCTGTCGTATTAACCGGGGCATCCCCAAACGCAGACGCGGGTAACGGGCTGTTCGTGATGGATCCGCCTGCGAACGGGCTGCTGGCTTCACCGATTTCGAGACGCCCACTGTTATCGCGCGCGACCAGGCCGGAGCCTGAGAGCTGCGAGGTGATCGACGAAACCAGACCAGACATGGTGACGTAGTTGGTAACCAGCGAAACAGGATATGTCGTGCCCTGCCAGCTAATGCTGAACGTCACCGGCGCGGTGCTGAAATCGTAAGTAGTCGGCGCTGCGCTGGCGGTTAAGGTCGCGGCACTGCCCCCTACTCCCGGTACCGCCGGAACGCCGGGGGCATAGCTGGCGATCACCAGGTCATAGTCGTTGCCGTTATAGTTCAGCGTCACCGGCAGGTCGACAGCCGGGGCCAGCTCCTCTATCCCGCCATAAATCACGCTGTAACCGCCGGACGACACGACCGTATAAGAGTTGGGAGCCAGCACGGTGATCACCGTTCCGACCATCCACGACGGTGGGATTTCCTCATCCCCGCCGGATGCCGATACGTCAACCAGGGTGATGGTGTTGCCGGAAACGACCAGCGCATCCGCGATGATACTCACTGTTTCCGGGCCACTTGAACCCAGATCCAGACCAGCGGTACCGGACCCCGTATTCCCCACTTCTGGTGAGTTGAACCAGTTTTCGGTGCGCGCGTCGCCGGATACCGTGGCGCCAGGCGGATAGAGGGTGTAACGCACGTCGGTACCGAACGCCGAAATCGGCGTATTGCCTATCTTGATGTCAGACTGATTAATCACCATGTCGCCGACGCCCACGCACAGGAACATGCTGGTTTCCATGCTGGTCTCGTTGATGAAACGGCTCACCGGCTGCATCACGTAATCAGGCCACACCCGGTATTTCCCGAAGATTTCACGGATGGGGTCACCCAGTTTCGCTGCGTTCGCTTTGGCCGGGTTGAGGTCAATCTGATCACCGCTCGCAGCCTGGGCACCGCTGCCGCCGGTCTGCATGGTACTCATCATGTAGATTGAGTACGCCGCCGAGGCGACGGCCACGCTGACAGCCACCCACAGAGCGATCTCCGCGCCGGTACCGTAGGGCACCGGATACAGCCTGACGTCGCTGTTAGGGTGAATGACGCACAGCGCCCATTCTGACGGGGGCACCGGAACGCCGGCGATTTCAACCGCGACCGGGTGCCGTTGTTCCGGCGTCCAGCCCTGCACGTTTTGGGTGAACCAGGCGTTGAGGGTCATCGTTTCATGATGGTGCGTTTCCAGCGGCTCGCCGGGCAACCGGGAGGGGTAGATGCGAATCGTCACTGGTAATACTCCACGCGAACAAAGCGGCGCGCAAAACGCGCCAGCGGCAGAAAGGTTACGTTAGTGCGGGGATTACACTCGGCGGCATGCAGCACGCCGTCAATCTCCACGACGATGGCAACGTGCGTCACTACAGATCCCGAATAACAGGCAATGCCCGCGCCCGGTGCGGGGTCGCAACGCTGCAGGTCAGCCATCAGCCCGCGCGCCTCCCGATCGAGGCCGTTATCATCCTTCGTGACCCCCGCAAAGTCAGGCCACGGTGTCAGGCCAAGATCGCGCCTGATTTCATTTACGATGCCAAAACAGTCAAGATCAGGGTAAGTGCGACCGCCCTTCAGCCAGTTAACTGAACGGTATTTATCAGGATTGAACATGGTAATTTCCTACTGGAGATAACGAAGGCCCGGGAAGTCAGGCAGCGTGTAACGGTAGCGCGGCCATGCGGTATCGAGAATATTCATGTAGCCAGCGGTGATCTGCACCTCCGTCGCCGTCCAGTACCCCTCTTTAATTGCCAGTGTAAATGGCGGCGTTGCGGGTGCGGAAAGGTCGGTCGAGACATACCGGCGGAAAGTCATGGTAGCATCGCTGAGGTTATCCAGCGCGTTGCGGATCGCTGTTGAAACCACGCCGTCGATATTGCTGATGGCGAATTTCAGATCCTGGGTGCCGTCAGAATTTCGCGCCGGCAACGCCACATCAACGGCGGAGCCAATGAATGTTGCCTGAGCGCCATTCTCCAGCGTGACGGTAATGTCATCCCAGCCGCGGGTAAGCCAGTAGTTCTGGCCGCCAACGGTGATCTGCAGCGTGTCGATAATAACTTCATCACCGCCGCTGGCATAAAGCCTGTTCAGAACTGGACTGGTCATGCTTCAGGCCACTCCCTGTTCAGTGCCAGATCGATAATATCGCTGCCGGCCACCAGTTCCGGGAAATTGCCCCACCCCGGTGGTAGCAACGGACGCTCCCATAACTCCAGTTGCGCGCTGTAACGCCAGTATTTTGGTGAAACCAGCGTCGGTCCCTCATAAATGTCGGTGAACCGGCATTTATAGGCTTGCTGGCAGCCCAGCGGTGTTTGCAGCTTCATCAAAAACCATGCGGCACCATCCGTAAGTGCATCGCGGAACCATGCCTCAAAAAGCTGGGCCTGATTATGCTTTGTAAAAATCCAGTTAACGGTGGCGATAGTTGGTGTTGATGTATACTTTCGGCGCTGTCGGGCCCGGCCGGATGTCGTTTCGGTGCGCTGCCGCGGGCTTACAGGCTTGAAACCATAACCATCCTGCAATGGCATCGGCAGGTAATCGTGTGGATAAAAAATGTCGGGCACGTGATCACTCCTTCCTGGTCCGGCCATAGAATCCATTTAAGGCCCTGCCAAACTCATTAGTTGGCTTTACCACCTGAGCCGCCATTTCCTTACGGATCGATATCACCAGTTGGCGGTTTCGCTGGTCGATAGCCATCAGCGTTGCGTCATCGGGTTTTCCGGTGAATGAATTTTGGATATGAACGGTTCCACCAGCCGAGGCCTGCCTGGCCTGCTGCACCCTCTCCAGGGTCGCATCGAGCTTGGCAGAGGTGCTGGCTGTTACCACACGCTCTCCTTTCTGCAACAACCAGGTCCCTGTTTCCGGTACCCGGTCAATGCCATCATGAGCCATACCGGCAAGCGACTGTCCGGCTATCAAAGCCACTGACGCGTAACCAACGGCGCGGATTGCTGTGGCCGCCGGGATCCCCATAATCAGGCCGCCTTCCGCCATAGCCTTGGTCGCTGCCAGTTCGGTGTTGATCACGGCCTGCGCCATTGCCGCCGCCTTGCTGGCAATAAAAAGGGTCTTATAGGCAAGGCTCCCCTCCTGTCCGATTCCCTGTAGCAGCTGCGCCGACTGGCCAGCGAGGTCTGAGAACATGGAAAGGCTGGCAGATGTGTATCCAGCCTGTATATCCTGTAATTGCGAAGCATTAGTCTTGTTAATTTCAGCGACACGATCAGCGTAGGTTTGCTCATTAATCTCCTTCTGGTCGAGCAACTCTTTCTGCATCTCAAGCTGAGTTTCATGCCATTTTTCCAGTTCTTTTTGCGCATCAGCCACACGAATAAGTTCGCCGCTGGCACCGCCGACAGATGAATCAATACCACCGAACTTCGGAGCTTCCTGAACCGATGCTTTTGATATCCGCTCCATTGTCTTGCGGTATTCTTCAGTCGCAGGTGCAGCCTCTCGCAGCAGTTTAATGCGTTCACGAGTGGTATTTAGCAGCGCCTCCTCTGGCTCCAGCAGTTCCTTATTCAGGGATTTAAGCCGCTCTACAGCGTTAAGATGATCAAGCGCCGCAGAATTTCGAAGAAGTTCTGTCTTCTGAGCTTCAGAAAGAATACCCAGTTCACCCTGGGTTACCTGATATTTGGTTTTGGCGAGTTCGGTGTTTTGACCGGAAAGCGCGATCTGCTCCTGCTGCTGGGTGATGAGGCGTTTATACACATCCTCTGTTTTCTCACCTTCGGTTTTTCCCCCTTTCGCCTTAGGTTTATTGGCCTCATTATTTCGCCATTCCGCAAGGCCGTTATTAATCAACTCCTGACGGCCTGTCTGGAATTGAGGGTCACTGGTTAATCCCAGATCGTCAGCTGCATAACTCAGCCGTAAACGTTCTTTGGCCTCACCTTTAAGTCGTGACAACTCCAGATCCCGGCGGCTCTTTTCAAGGGCATCGGTTTGCTTTTTGTCGAGATCGGCCTGAGGAAGTCTGAGTGGAACGTTAGCCAGCCCCTGACGGGCCATGAGAAGCTTATTGCCTAATCCGAGAAGGTTATTAAACTTTTCATGTTGCCCATTCATCATCAACTGCGACTGGTACAATGCATTCTGACGCCAGGCATGTTCCTTGATTAGATCGTTTCGCTGCCTTTCAATGCCCTCAAGGGTTTGCTGAATATTGCGAGATTTCTCCCGCATATCATTTAATTTCCCTTCCTCAACGGCGAGCTGATCAGTCACAATAGCTATGGCTCTCAGAATGTTTGCATCGTTCTCGCTGGTAATTCCGGGCTTGCCGCGAGAAGCATTCAAATCGTCAATTTGATATTTTAGCTCACCAACCTTTTTAGCTTGCTCATCAACCAGACGATTTTGCTCAACCAGCGCACTTACAGTTCTTCCCCTGTTGTCGTCTGTTTCCGATAAAGACATTCGGGAAGTCTTTTCTCTAATTTCGTCAATCTGACTGGCATATTCCTGGGCGGAACGCCTGGCCTGCTCCTGATTTTGATACATTGCATACCAGGCGCCAGCCCCAAGCATTACCAAACCCGGCACGCCGCCAATAATCCCAAGCGCACCGCTCATAAGGCGGGTGCCAACAGATGTTACGCTATTGAGATTGCTTTGTGTGGAAACACGATTAGCAAGGTTCCGATCTCTGGCGGCCTCTGCTGCAGCTAAGCGCATTTCAGCGATAGCCTGCGCATCGGCGTTTTTAGCTGCCACCAGCCCTGCCTGCGCACGCTCAAGCGCTGTTCTGGCTCTGACTTTTTCTGTGGCAGAACCGCTGGTTAAAGCGGTCGTCAGCCTGGCCTGGGCTGCAGTGACTTTTGCTTCTGCCGCAGCAATCTTCTCTTGCTGAGCAGCCTGAACATCTGCGCCACGCGATCTCTGTACAGCTTGCTGAGCCCTATAAACTTCTGCCCTTGAGGCTGCAACGGCAGACTGTGCAGCCTTATCCTGTGCAACTGCAAGAGCAACCTCTGACTTAGCCGCAGAAATTAGCGCACCTGTTGCACTCGTGGCGCTGGTTGCAACGCCGCTCAGATATCTTGCTAGCCCGACACCAACAAGCGCCCCCGCCACTGTTGTTATCGTAGACATATTGTCGGCAACATCACTCAATGCACCACTTACTGCCGATGAGGTAAATGAATCAAGCGTCCGGGCAACTCCGTCGAGGCCACCAGAGAGCGCATCGGTAGCACCAGTAGCCTGGTTGACACCTCCAACCCATGCCATGAACGAGTTGGTGACTTTTTGCAGGGATCCGGAGACTGTTTGCGGCATGCTGGCAAACTCACCCTGCAATGAGCCCAACTGGCTCATTAATGCAGGAACAACCTTATCGATCGTAAGTTGCCCCTGGTCAGCCATGCTCTTCAGGTCTTTGCGGGCCACGCCCATTCCGGCGGCAAGTGCACGGATGACACGATCACCTGCTTCGTTAACGGCGTTGAATTCTTCGCCGCGAAGAACTCCCTGTGCAAGCGCCTGGCTGAATTGTGTGATAACAGAACTTGCTTCCTGGGTATTTGCTCCTGAAAGTTTGAGGCCGGTTGAAACAGCCTCGGTAATTTTCAGGACTTCATCAGAGCTATACCCGTATTCGCGCATGGAAGCTGCTGCGCGTGAAAAAAGGTTTGCGTTATCGGAAAATGCCGTTCCGGTTCGCTGGCTGATTTCCATTAACTGGCGCTGAGAGACTGCAAAATCATCAGCAGAAGAAGATGCCTGCTTAAGGCGCGAATTTACAGAATTCCACTCATCTGCAATCTGCACAAGTTTGCCAGTCGCAAAAGCTGCCGTAGCGGCGGCAGCAGCCCTTCCTGCCGATGCAAAACCATCAGTAAGATCGGATAATGCTCTTTCGCTTTCACGCGATGCTGCTGCGGCCTGCCGACCGCCATTTTGCATGGTGCGGTAATAGTCCTGCCCCATGCGCGAGGCGCGGGAAATTTCCGTCTGGAATGATTGCGAGTTAGCGGAAATTTTGATTATTAACTCACGTAAAGTTGCCATTTATTCTAACTCCAGACGTAAAAAAACCGCCGAAGCGGTTTTATTTTTTATTATTTCCAGACCTTTTGCCTGGCTTCTTCGAGGTATTCTTCATCAGTCTTAACCGGTGGGGAATCGACTGCTAAATCACTACCACAGTGTTTACATTTAATAGCTTCGTTTTTGATTAACTCTGCACAGAATGGGCACTTCTTCATGCCATCGTTTTCAATTAAGTCTTTTTCTTCTGCCGCAACATCCTTCTTTATTACCAGAGAATGCACAAAAGCGATTATAAACAGCAGAGCACCATACACCCACCATGCAAAGAAAGATCGCCCTTTGCTTTGAGCAATTAAGGCTGGAATTAAGCCTATAACAATTGAAACTAGTAAAACTTCCATTTAGGTTCCCCAGTATTATAAGTCTAAGAATCCTAATATTATCTGGGTCAAAAGTCACTGCGTTGCGGCAGTAAGTGCAGCCTCAAGACCAGCAAAGGGATCTTCAGGTGCTGATTTCTTGTCATCATCCCAGCGCAGGATCGCATCTTCCAGCGGCACTTTGACCCCCTGAGAACCATAAACGGCAGAGACTATCTGGGCGGCCTGAATGTCACCGCGAATATCGCCAACGGGACTTTGCCTGTCGAACTCAATCCACATCAGAAGCTCGCTCGCCGTCATGTTCTGCCGAAGCTCTGAAAGCGTGCGCCCCATGCGGAGCGCAAGCGACATCAGGAACTTTACGCCGGGGGTTGCGACTTTTCCCGCGCTTCTTCCGCGTTATTAATAAGGTCCAGCGCCTGTTTCAGCAGGCGTGAATGCACGGGTCCGTAAATTTCACGCACCTGCCCTTCTTCATCGACGCTGAATACCGGTTGCTTATCGGTGTCGCACAGGACGTCAATGAAGAGAACCACGTCAGCGCAAAGATTACGGTGGGCCTTTTCAGATACCGACACATTTTCATCGTCAGCACCGACTTTCACTACTTCCTGCCAGCGCAGCCAGGCTTCGCCAGACGGCTCACGAAGAACAACTTCGACGCCTTCCCACTCAGGAACCCCCACCGTCTTATGACGAAAGCCTGACATCTTCGCCATGGCTAATTTTTTCAGATTTTGCGACATCTGCTATGCATGCCGGGCCAACCCGGCATCTCCATTAATTGACGGTAAGGGTACAAGTTGATGATGTAATTGTCTTAATCGGGGCAGAAGAATCAGTGACCACGCAGGTGTAATCTCCCGCATCACCCGAAACAGCGCTGGATTTATTGAATGTATCAGATGTTTGCCCACTGATGGTGACACCACCTTTCTTCCAGGCAAAGCTGTAGGGAAGTTTACCGCCAGCGGCGGCGACCGCCATACTGATCGCCGCCCCAACCGCTACAGATTGTGCGGCGGGCAAATCAGTGGTCAGTTTAAGTGCCGGGTCAATCGGTACCGGCTTCCCTTTCAGACGCAGGGAGAACGTTGCCGCCACTACGCCGTTAGTACCGGAAGACCAGGTGTGCTGACGGACTTCGGCAAGGAACTTAAAGCCATTGCCAGACGGGAAGATGATCTGGAAGCCATAAACCGTGTCGTTGTCATACGCATCACGCAACGCATCCTGCGCAGCATTACGGTAAAAGTTACCTGACAGTGATATCTCCGAAGGGGCCGGGAGGCCATTGACGTTCTCCTGCTCAGTGGAGCATAGCGTGGTGACGTCAATATCCTGTTTTTGCCCGCCTGTGAACTGCGCCTCTTTGAGAGTGCAGCTCAGATCGAGATAGACGGCAGTTTCCATTGCGTCTCTGGTCGTTGGCAGTGACGAAATAAGGATTTTCGTCAGCTGCGATTTTTCATAATTCGAGGACATAGTGATCTCCGGATATAAAAAAGCCGCCCCGAGGCGGCAGAGTTAATATGAAGGGTGGCTTTATTGCCAGATCTGAACTTCAAGCGTGGCCCGGTAAAGTCCTGTGTCCGGCTCGTAGCCGTTGATCTCGTTCAGTCCGACAGGATGCAGATCGGCCAGAGCAGCTTTAACCTGATTACGAAGCGCCCGGGCGTCATCAATCGACGAGGCCCAGGCATCAACCTGAACGGTGCTTGCTGTTTCTGCCGGTCCGCAGAAAACATCCTCGCTGACTGAACCCGGGAGCAGATAAATCACCCACGGTGCAACGGTACCCAGCGGCGCCACGTAAGGAAAAACGTTACCCTCTGCCAGCGCACTGAGCCGCTGATAGATGTCAGCCTCTGTCATTTCGCCAGCACCTCATCAATGGCCTGATTCATGCGGGCCAGTGCTGCCTGTGTAGCCTCTTCCTGCCGGGTATCGAATGCCGGACGGACGAAGGGATGCGCAGGCATATTCGATGTACCGAGTTCAACGAAGCGCCAGTAAAAAGCGTTGCGCGGATTGCTGGCCTTCATTTTGTTGTCGCTGTTGCCGGTGACCGGATTAACGCCCCGGATATGCACGCCGGAAGCGATTTCGCCGCGACGGCGACCCTTCTGGGTCACCACCACCACGTTTTTTTTCAGTTTCCCGGTAAGGACGGGCGCACGATCTTCTACCTCCTGTCGCAGAACTTCTGCACCAGCACGCGTGGCATCACGCAAAACCTTATTATTTTCAGCCCTGCTGAGCGTCTCCAGATCCTTCGCGATATCGGCCAGACCGGAAAAATCAAGACTCGTTGAAATCACTGTTTCACCCCCTTCTCGCAAAGCAATTCGAGCCTGGTGCCGTTCTCTGCTGAGATAGCCGACTTGATGTCATATATCTCACCGCCTCCGGTAGGCGGAAGATGAACGGCTCGCCATCCCGTGGTTACGGGAATGCCGGGATAACGACGCATCCAGATCCGGGTTGTGGTGCTGCTCAACTCTGCGCCGCCGTCCATCATCTCCCGGCCCGATACATCCGCGACTTCTGCCCGAACCGAAGCAACATCCACCCAGCCGGTTGCAGGCTGTCCGGACGGTAATCGCCCGGTTGCCGGTTTCTGAAGGGTTACCCTGTGCCGCAGACGTCCCGCTTTCATAGGCCATAAATCCGGTAGGGTTGAAGGAGTGCTTCAGTAGAGAAAGCCAGCGCAGATGTCGTACTGCCGGTGCTGACCGTTTCACGGTTGGTGTACCAGTGGGCAATCAGCATCAACATAGCCATTTCGACATCCTCGCCATAAAGCAGCGCGTCTGGATCGGCCATATAAAGCGGATCATCAGCCTTTTCATAAAGCCGACGGCGGGTCCATTTTTCAACATAGCGCTCCGCGGCTTTTATGCCCGTATCGATCCAGGCGTCGTCTTCCGTGAAATCCTGTTCGATATTGCAGTGATGCTTCACCTGCTCTTTAGTCAGCATGCTCACTCCTTATTTGGCCTTGCCATTCCCTTTCGGCTTTTGGTCTTTATCAGGATTCGGCTTTTTCTCGCCAGGCTCCTGAGCGTAACCGCTGGCCAGAAGGTCGCGGCCGTGTTGCTCGAGCGTCTCAAACTCGGTGCCTTCAGTAAGCACACTGCCTTCAAAGTAGATAGGCTTGATAGCGATCAGCTTCATGGCTGTCTCCTTAAAGGAAAAAAGAAAAGCGGCCCGCAGGCCGCCGTTAAGGATTACGCACCGCCACCTGCAGCAGGCGCAGTGAAGGCTCCGTAGATGAATGCTTCCGGGCGTTTCACCGCCAGCGCCAGGCGCTCTTCGCAGCGAATCGAGATCATGTTTTTCTCGAAGTCGTCGGCGTTCTCAGTGGAGATCACCACGTTGGCATCTTCACGGTCGAACAGCTGCGCCGCGGCGTTAAATGCACCAGTCAGGAATTTACCCTGGAAGGCTGCAGCTTCGGTCGCAACCACCGGCAGCCCCCACAGGGTCGGACCGGTCAGGGCCGCCGGGTTCGCCAGGATATAGCGGCCCAGCGTGTCTTTGGTGAGTTCAATCTTCGCCCAGTCGATGAAGTGCAGGACGTGGCCGGAAGCCGGGAAGCGCGCCAGCTGCGCCTGCAGCATTGCGAGGCGCAGATCGTCGATGCCGTTCTGCTGCTCAACAGTAAAGGCAGCGTCATAAGCAGACGCCTGCGGGACGATGCCTTTCAGGTGCGCGCCGGTACCATCGCCGAAGAGAATTTCCTGCTCTTCGACATATTTCAGGCCGTAACGCATCTCGGCGTCGATAGTGGACTGCAGTTGCGCGAAGTCATCCAGGATCTGCTTGGACGCCTTGAACATGTGCGCGATGGTGGTCACCGGGGTGATCTGCGTGGCGAACTGGATATCGCTGTACGGCTTGGCGGTGCCTTCCGGCACGACTTTCGCCGCATTGGTGAATCCGGTCTGCTGCACCCAGAAGATGGCCGGTGCCGAGGTGCGACCCGGAGCAATCAGATCCCGGATGAAGAGGCGCTGCTTCGGCGCGGTATCAATACCCGGCAGGCGCTGCGGCTCGACCACGCCGGTTGCCACGTCAGTGGAGATCAGCGCAGCATTAACCGGAACGCTGACGCGCTTGCCGCCTTCAACGCTTGCCGCGAAAGCTTTTAGCGCTTCGCTGCTGATAACGGTCTGGCCGACGGTCTCGATAATTTTTGTAGCGCTGGCCAGCGGCATCTGAGCTACCTGCTGCTCAATTTCACCTACTGAAGATTTTAGCGACTTAAGCGCATCGTTCAGCGCATTGTGTTCAGTGGCAATTTTATCCACCGCCTCTTTGGTCTGCGCAGACAGCTGACCTGAGCTTTTAGCCTCCTTCAGCGCGTCCTCGGCCTTCTGGCTGAAAGTGCCGGAAACTTCTTCCAGCTTCGCGGAGACTTTTTTCAGTAATTCGTTAACTTCAGACATGGTCTTTCCTTATTAGCCGAACGCGGCCAGCGCGTCTTCAAGTTGTTTGAGATTGTCAGGGTTGATTTCTTCGGTAGCGCCCGGCGTACCTTCAGGGATGGCAGCAGCGCCTGGCTTGCTGCCGGATAAGGCTTTAAGAAGTTTTCGACGCTCAGAGCGCGGCGTATCGGTTTTGGCCAGCAGCGCATCAAGCTTGCGCAGCGCCGCCGCCGGGCTGTCGTCGTCGTCAGCAATTTCATCAGCGGAGAGGAGGCTGTCAGCAAAGCCTTTCGCCACCGCGTCACTGCCGCCAATATAGGTTTCGCCGTCCATCATCTTTTCGACGGTGGCGGCATCAAGACCGCTGCGTGCCTGGTAGATATCGCTCATCGCTTTATCAAACGGCTCCATGTCAGCGGCGATCTGCGCCAGGTCGTGACGGTTACCCATCGCATAGACCCAGCAGTTGTGGATCATCAGGAAGGCGCCGCGTCCGATCTGTACATCATCACCGGCCATCGCGATAACCGACGCGGCGGACGCCGCCAGACCCAAAACCTTCACAGTGACTTTGCCGTCGTACTCACGCAGCAGGTTGTAGATCGCCAGGCCTTCGAACATGTCGCCGCCCGGGCTGTTGATGTTAACCGTCACGTCAGCACCGCCGAGCGAGCGCAGCGCACCCGCAATGCGGCTGGCCGTCACACCCTCTCCCCAGTAATCAGCACCAATCACGTCGAAGATGGAAATGCTGTTGTCACCGTCCCGGGCGGCGCGGATGCCGCCGTTCCAGCGCTCCATTGCCGCAGCCGGCAGATCAGGTTTTTCGCGCGCAAAAGGTCGCCCCTCCGGCGCAGCCGGAAGGCTTTTAATCGTCATGGATGCTCCTAAGCCGCTTTTTTCAGCGGTGACTGTTCGAAGGGAATATCAGGGAATACGTGGTTATGAACCTGCCGCAGCGCGAATGCCTGCGCGGCCTGGCTGTTCTGTTTAAGATCTTCAAGCGGCGTCAGGTTGAGCTGCACCGTGTAAATATCGCCGCCTTCGATAGGAGGCATATTCTCCAGGCGGCGCACATCGTTGCGGGACATCCAGCCATTCTGCAGCGCACTGGTGTAGTACGCCGCACGGCCAGCGCTGTCGGCGCGCAGCAGGCCCTCAACTGAGAACTCGGCGAAGAGGTCCTCTTCACCGTTCAGCAGGCAGCGGGAGATCTCCTGCTCAATGTTCACCAGCAGCGGACGCAGCGTATGGGTCAGGAACTGGAGATTCATCCCCTCGAGGCTCGATGCCCAACTGCTCTGTTTCGAGGTGTGGCCCACCATAAACGGCGGTACGCGGAACCAGCGGCAGATCTCCTCAATACTGAAGGAGCGCGACTCAAGCATCTGCGCCGCCTCGGGGTTCATGGTGACATTCTGGTATTTCAGCCCGCCCTCAAGAACCATAATTTTCCCGGCGTTTTTAGAGCCGGTGAAGGCCTGCATATATCCCCGAAGTCGCTCTCTTTGATCCTTATCAAGCGCCGCGTCAGCTGAAAGAAACCCCGAGCTTTGCAGGCCATTTTCGAAGATCTTGGCGGCTGACTCTTCGACGGCCATCGCCGCGCCGATCACGTCCCGGCCCGTCATCATTGGCATCATGCCGCACACACCATCGAGGCCAAAGCCCCGGATGTGCATCAGGTTCTTCTCCAGGATAACGCGTTTCCTGCCGTCTTCGGTGTAGGTGTACTCAAGACGACCGGTGTCCAGCCGCTTTACTACCATGTTCTGGGGCAGCAGTGGCACCAGCGATACCAGCTTATTGCCGATAAACAGCTTCTCGACAAAGGCATTACCGCGCAGGCAGATGCTGGCCACCACCATCAGCATAAAGCGCGACGGCGTCATTTCCAGATTGGGACGGCGACAAAGTACCTGGTAAACCGGATGATTCTGCGCCAGCTTGCGCGAGCCATCAGCCTGCCGGGTGTAAATCTTAACCGGCAGTGTGGATACCGACTCGCTCAGAAGCCGGACGCAGGCCCAGACCGCAGAAAGCTGGATCGCCCGATCTGCAGTCACCACCTTGCCGCTGCTGCTCGTGCCATACCACTCCTGCCAGAACGTTCCGGTAGTCAGGCTGATGGGCACGCCCAGCCAGTTGAGCAAGGCGCTTTTTACCTTGCCCGGCTGCTTATTTTTCTTCATCAGAAACCTACCATGATGGGATTTTCAAAGAAGCCGTTAAGATCCTGTCGGGTCTCCGGCAGCATGGCCCGGCCTATATCCATGATCAGGGCAGTGGCCCCGTCGATTTTGTTCTCGCTGTGCTCCTTAATGGGCCGCACAACGTCATCGTTACCGGGGAGGTGCTTGCCCACTACGTTAGAGATACACCATGTCAGTATGGGATGGCCGTCATGGTGGAAGCGTCCGGCCTCTATCGCCGCCTCAAGCTCCTTCATCGGGTCCGACATGTTGGTGTAGTTCTGGACGATGGTTATCGGGCTGAGACCCTCATCGGCCAGATGGTGGGACAGGTTCGTGGCGCCGTGGGGATCGATGGCCGATTCCTCTACCGGGTTCTGCCGGTTGACCGCCTTCGCTTCCTCCAGGATGACGCGGTAGTCGATCTCTGCACCTTCGGTTACCTCCAGGTGGCCGGAGTTCACCCACTTCTGGAAGCGTTCAGCAGTACGCTGATGATCGGTGTCCGTGCTGTATACCGTGTCATAAGGCACCCAGAACTTAGGCGCTATGCAGTAATAGTGCCGCCTGCCATCAATATCACGACTGAAGATGCGCACCATGCTGTTCATATCGAGCTTTCGCGCCAGGTCGAACGAAAGGTAGCAAGGCTGACCCTCGAACTGCTCGATCGTCAGCGTTTCATCCTCGCAGTTGCGCCAGCTGACGAGGTTGAAGTAAGCCGCCCTGGCTGATACCCAGATGTTCAGATGCTTGGTTTTGAAAACGTTGGCCTGGCGGGCGTTGTTCATGGCCCGCTTCTGCTGGCTCAGCAGGAAATCGCTGTAGACAGAAATACCCATATTGGGATTCGCCTTGCGCAGCACCGCCGGATCGGTCCAGTCGTCACCCTCATCAACGGTGTAAATCACACCGAACAGCTCATCGTTAGGTACCGTGCCGTTCAGCATTTCAATAACTTCCCGGCGCTTGTCGTAGCACGGCCCCTCAATGTTGTAGCCCGCAGTGGTGATGGCCCACATCAACGGCTGACGCCGGGCGCCCATACCTGTCAGCATGGTGGTGTAGAGCGCGTCGGTCTCGTGTTCGTGATATTCGTCCACAATGGCGCAGCTCGGAGAAGCACCATCGCCAGGGTTGCCGATCAGCGGCTCAAGACGGGCACCATCTTCCGGCCGGTTCATGTTGGAGGCATTAACCTCCACGCCAAACGCGTCACAAAGCGCCGGGGTGCGTTTACACATCAGGCGCGCCGGGCGGAACACTTCCCACGCCTGCTTTTCCGTCGTGGCGCCGGAGTAAACCTCCGCGCCAAACTCGTCGTCACAGGTGAAGCAGAACAATGCCACACCGGCAGAGATCGCCGACTTACCATTCTTACGCGGGATCTCGGTATAAACCTCGCGGAAACGCCGCAGCTTCGAGCCCTTGCGTACCCAGCCGAACGCCGAGCAGACGATAAACAGCTGCCAGGGCTCAAGGGTGATGGGCATGCGTTTGAAGGCCCACTCGCCTTTCGTATGCGGCAGAAGCTGGATAAACTTTGCCGCCTTTTCCGCCAGATCTTTATCGAACCGGTAAAGAAACTTTTTCGTTTTCTCTTTCGCCAGATCATCAAGGTGCCGCTGGCACGCATCGATGACGTAGCGGCACGCCACAGTTTTCCCCCGGACGATGTCACGGGCATACTGATTTGCGGCGTTCACGTTAGGGTAGGCTTTGCGCGTCATAGGTTTTTAAAGGGGTTGTCCGACTGTTTTTTGTTCCCACCAATCAGACGCTGCCTGCTGCTGGGGTCCAGCCCGAGCATGCCTCCGAAGGAGGCCATCTGCCGCATTGCTTCATTCAGCACGGTCAGCGCCGGGTTTTTGATCACACCGCCCATTGCGCCGGTTACGGTGATTCCGTTTTTAGCAACGTCCACCTGCGCAGCGCGGGCGTTGGCATAGGCCACACAAAACATTTCGAGGTTGTGTAAATCCGTGGCGCACAAAACCTCCTGCGCGCACAGCTCATTAGAGACCATTCTCCACATTGTCGCAGCGGATTCGCTGAGCCACTCGGGCGGGTCAACGCCGGTTATGGGTGTGAAGGAGGGTTCTTCTTTATTGAGGGCGCGCTTACCCGGATTGCCTGCCAGCAACTTCCGGGCAGTCGGCTTGGCGCGGCGTCCGGATCGGCCCGTCGCTCCAGCCATAGACGCTCCAGTTAAATTTTATATTTCGCGGGTGTAAAAATCTGACTGAGGCGGCGGTACTTAGCAGGCATGGGCCTGAACTTTTGACCCGCCCTCCCCCGGTAGTGAGAATCGATATCATTCATATCGAAATGATTGCATTTGGAATCATTCCGCATTTCATCAGTCGAGATGGAAGTCATCACTGAGGTTGCGGCGCCGCGCGCTGCTGGCATTGTGCGGGCAGGCGCTGGAGTTATGGCCTGACTGACCGCAGTAACCGCAGCGCAGGTTCGCACGGCGGGCTGAACCTCCCCACGTCTTTGGGCAATTCGCTACGGTGTGCAGCGTCGAGCCGCAGTAAGTGCAGCGCGTATAGCTCATCGGGTTCTCTCCGTCGCGGTCTTGCGTTTATGGCATGGCCAGCACAGCGATTCGAGATTGCTGTCTTCATCGGTGCCGCCGTGAGCTTTCGGAATAATGTGGTCGACCGTTTCCGCAGGGCGTGGCCTGCCGTTGCGCAGACACTGCTGGCAGATGTGTCGATCACGCTTAAGGATGCGTACGCGGATGATGTCCCACTTACTGCCGTAGCCACGCCGGTGGCGGCTCAGGCCGCGCTGATGCTGCTGCCATCCTTCATTACGGTGCGCCTCGCAGTAGCCGGAACGGTCTGTGGTGGTGCCGGAACATCCACGCTTACGGCAGGCGCGAGGGATAGCTGCTGGCATATTGTTGGCTCCAATAAAAAAGCCACCAGCAACAGCAAGTGACTCACGACTGAATGACTCTCTTTGGTGCGCGTGCGAGGCGCATAAAAAAAGGCCGCCTAAGCGACCTCTTGTGATTCGGTGTTATTGGTTAGCGGCGGGCGCTGATGAATGTCGGCACGGAGTCACCGAGGCATGTAGCGTCCAGGAACTCGCCATCAAGCTCTGGCACCTTAACTCTTCTACCACCGGTTTCGATCTCGTAGTGGAAGGGAACCGATACCTCTTTCTGGTCTAAAACGACCATCATGGTTTCTTGCTGCAGGCTTTGCAAAACGTTACGGATGTAACATTTGAAGCTGGATAGCTGCGCATCGTTAAGAAGGTTGTGTAGCTGCTGGCGAAAATGATGGTCTTTCCCGTCATTAAGAACAAAATCCCACTGTATTTCCCCACCAGCGACCAGGTATACGCTCTGCGTCAGGAAGAGATTTTCGTCTTCATCGCTCAGAGGAGCCATAGCCAACACTTCATTTTCGTGGGTGAATCTTTGCGGCTCCATCACAACCTCGTCTAAGTTTCTCGTCAGGTTATCAATGGCAGGCGGTGACGATGCCGCTTTTCGGGAGCTACCCTAGCCACTGATGACATTATCACAGGCACTCAGTGAATGCCTGCTGCAATGCTCTATCCCCTACAGAGGATACTTAAGATTTAACCGCCAGAGGGGATATCCATTATCGAAGCTCCTCAGTGAAGAGCTTCTGTAATAGCTTTACGCCTCTTCCGAGGGGAACAGGATAAGAGTCTCTTTTGCTTCTTGGATTGCTTTGGTCGTACGGTAAACCAGGCCGTTTTCGCTGGTTACGCGACTGAGGTGCTGGATGAACAACTGAAACTTCAACTGGTCGTCTTCAACGAACTTGATGGCTTCTGCTGCTGCGGCCGTATCAAAATCCACGGCTGACAGCAGACCAAAACGGATCTGCTGTGATGAGGTTAGTTCGGCGCTAGCCATATATGCTCCTATTGTGAATGAACCCATTATCAAGCCCACCAGCAGATGAGCTTTGGAATGGCTAGCAATCAGCATCAGGGCGCGCAACGGCACGACAGGACCACATACACGCTTCCTGCATTTTAGTGCGTGCGATAGACAGGCAGCGCAGGGCGTCATCAAACTCACGCGCCTGCTCAGCACTCAGCATCGACGGACCATTGCGAATAGCGAGCAGCTCACCGCGCTCGGTATCAAGCAGACTGCAAAAATGACGACTAACGCCCTTCAGGCGGTTCATGCGCTCAATGTCGCCTGGTGTTAACGTGCGGTAGCCCTTAACGGTACTGCCGTCCTGCGGTTTTGCTTCGCTCATCGGTTGCTCTCTTTTTGGCGGGTATGGAAATTTCCCCGCGATTGAATGTGAACACAGCAGCATGATTCACTCCTGTTTTTGGCAGTTCGCCTGCCACGCTTTGTTATGCGCCAGAATGTCCTTCTTCGTCTGGCGGTCCAGCACATCGATGTCGTGATCAGTAACGTAGATTGGCTTTACCCAGTCACAGGCGGTATCAACCACCACCGGGGCGCTTCCACGAGTCATGCAGCTCGCAATCAACATCGTCATCAGGCATATGGTTAACAGTCTGCTGTACATTGCTGGCCTCTTTCGTTGCTTCAAACCGGCGTTCTGCTGCTGCTACCATTGCCGCGGCGTTATCTTCGGTACGCTGCAGATCAGCTTTTGCTTCCGCTTTGCTGGCGCCGCGTGAATGGCCTAATCCAAATGCGCCAGCGATAGCAGCGATCACCGCTGCAGCCAGCCCAATAATCACTTCGATACCCATCTTGACCTCACAACAGAACGGACTTCGCCAGGTTGAACAGAGTGCGCCGTTTATCCAGGCCGTTACGTCCGCCATTGATGATCAGCGTGACGCGCTCTACATCGCCCGAATAAAGCAGGCAGCCGTGTGACACGTAAAACCATGCTGCTGATCGCGCGGCATAGACATCCTGCTCCAGTAGCTCCGGGTGGGTTACCAGATCCAGCTTCATCACCTGCCCGCAGTTACGGTAGTTGCTCAGGCCTGTGATCTGCTTCAGACCGCGGCCCCGGTATTTCCAGCCGTCACCAGCCACCTGATTGCCCAGGTTCTTTTTGCCCCACTCTCCGCCATAGACCAGATTGGCGATCGCTTTCTGGTTAGCTGGCTGCGTGGCCGTTCTGCCGAGAGCTGCGGCCTGTTGTGCTGTGATGCGGTGCTTACCGAACACCGACACCAGACTGTCTGCCGCATAGTTCAGGTTTTCCACCAGCCGGGTAAAGCCACCGGACTCATGGCCTATCTGTGCGATGAACATGGCCTGATCGAGCGGCGCGGTAATCCCGAACTCTTTCATGGCTGCGTCGATATACGGATACCAGCGCGCAGCTAACCCGGCGCTGATACCAGCCGCCTTCTGAAATTGTGTTTGGTTCATTATTGCCTCAGATGATCAACCAGGCGCGCAACGTTGCCTCTGACGGCCACCAGCACGGAAAGGAAAATGACGTTGGCACCAATGGTGGCCCACGATGAATGAGGGTAAATCCCGCACAGGTACGCCAGTGGCACGGCGCTGTACGTCACAGTAATCAGCCATGCCAGGCGGGATACCCACGGGCGATGACGGGAATCACCACGACGGTAAAACATCAGGGTGATCACTACCCCGGCGCAGAGCAGCGCGTTGATAGTTGCTGTCGGGTCATTTAGTACCACCAGAACCTCCCCGGCGCGTTATCAGCGCCACCAGCGAGCCGACATCCTGGTTATTCAGGAACGTCAGGATTTTGACGGCTAATGCAGAAACGATAACGGCACCAATGGCGTCCAGGGGTTTGTCGCTGTAACCGGTCAAGTTAGCCAGCTTCGACCCGACCAAGCCAGAGCACAGAATGCCAGCGATATAGGACACGATAAAATAAGCAAGTCGGCGTGCTGCGCCCAGGTCTGCGGCTGTGGCGATGTAGAATACAGCCCCTGCAAATGCGCCAAAAACTACACCGTAATCGGTCCCGGTCAGCAGTCCATAAACGCTGGCTCCCGCCAGGGTGCCACCGGCTAACCCCGTGCCGGAAATTGGATCGGACATTGGTCCCCCTCTTTTGCCGTGGGTCCTCTCAGAAAAATTGAGGGGAAATGAAAAAAGGCCGCCGAATGGCAGCCTCAGTCTTGTAAGAAATGTCGATACATACTAGCGCGGAACAAAATCTGATCCATAAAGATAAAAACGATCTTTATCAATGCCTTGCAAGATGATTAAATATTGCTCTCCTCTATCACTATCTCGATAAGGGTTACAATGTCTGACAAGGATAATCCGGGTAAATTAATCTGGCACGTTTCCTGTGATGAGTCAGGAACCGGCGGGCAACGATTCTATGGGTTTGGAAGCCTATGGATGAAATACCAGCGCCGCGGCGACTTCGTTCAAATTATCCGGGAGCTTCGTGAAAAACATAACTGTTCAGATGAGCTTAAATGGCAAAAAGCTCACTCTAAACAAAACGCTGCATTCTATGATGATGTCATTGAAGCTTTCTTTAAATATCAATGGCTTGCATTTCACTGCATTATTATTCAAAAAGCACATGTAAATAAAGAATTCCATGATGGTGATTATGACTTAGCAATGCGTAAACACTTCACTGAACTGCTGACAAAAAAAATCATCCGAGTGATTCGCAAATTCCCCGATAGAGAATGTGAATTCCGTATTGATGTTGACCCAATAGCATCTAGGTACGATAAAGCCGATGAGGCTTTCCATAAGATTGCTAACAGCATTATAAAAAATGCAACAGGTAAAGATGAAGCTATAAAATCTGTAATCACAAAGGATTCAAAAGAATCGGCTCAAATACAGATCTGCGATTTTTTACTTGGTGCTGTGATGAGTGCCTACCAGGATAAAGCCTCCAACCCACGAAAAATCGCGGTAGCAAATAAAATCGCAAGTTATTTAGGTTGGGATGGCTTCCACTATGACACTTGGGGCACTGAGCGTAAATTTAACATCTGGTACTTTTATGATCCTACAAAGGGACCGCGTGAGCTTAGAACAAGGAAGGTAATGCTCAAGTACCCATTACCAGATTAAAACAGACGACCTCCCAGCCGCCACGGTTCGGGTCGACGCGCAAACACGCGGTTTACGAACTGGCGGACTTGTTCAGGGCCGCCCCTGGCGTAAAAACAAAAAACCCGCACAGAGGCGGGTTTAATGTCGTGCAGGCGTTATATCCCACGATTTGAAGCTTACACGACAACTTCGGACAAAAGCAAGATTTATGTCGTTAAAATGCTAAATTTTGTAGCTTTCTTCACACAGGGTAGTTGCTGCCTGAAATTCTCTGGCAGCCCTCCCTTCTTCCTGTTGGCAAATGTCCACCAGCGCCTCCAGAAAAGGTTTCCAGTTGCGCGTCCATGTCCTTACATGCAGATCTGGCAAACGTTTAAGAATCGCTTTATGCGCAGCTGTAGAGGGCACCGATGAAAATCCATTTCCAGAACAACGCTCACAGGTTTTAAAAACCGGGGCACCCTTTTTCTTTGTCTCTGCACGGTCGAGCACTTCGCCTTTACCTCCGCAACGACAGCGGGCATGGATCACTCCCTTACCGCCGCATGTTCCGCATGTACGTTTCACCAGCTCACGCTTAATCTTAGGAGCCACAACCTCAGCACCGTCTGCATCGAAAATGCCAGGGTGCTTGATTACATCCTCCAGTTGGTCCGTAAAGCCGGTACCGCTGCAGCTGTTACACGGTGCGCTGGTGGCCGCCGAACGGGAATACTCTGCAAAGGCGAATTGCGCCAGAAGCTGCATGCACCAACCGAACTCTGCACCCGCTGCTTTACGCACGTTCTTTGGTGCGGAATCCATTGCATGACGGGCCAGTGCCTGAACCGCCATCTGCTCATCCGTTTTGCTGATCCCGGCCTTGCCGAAGAATGCCGCCAGGCCGAAACGCGCCCGGCTGCTGGTGGTGCCGATGGCCGCCATTACGTCAGTGCCAGTGAGGCGATCCGGTGATGTACCTTTCACGCTGTCACTGATGAGCATGCCCTGGGGGCTGAAATGTTTAAGAGCTGCCTCCAGTTTCATTATTCGCACTCCCCTACCAGATTAAGAATGACCGCCTCGCCGTCGTTTTCCATATATTCTCCCTTTCCGCTTTCCATAAACCAGCGGCAAACTTCAACAGCCTCAGCGCGGGTTACGGGCTTGATGGTCTCCAGCAGTTTTTCCAAATAGCGCTCGCGGTCATACACCGACTGATGGTGCTCGGAGTAACCATATTCGTAACCGAGTTCCTTGCCAGCCGTGTTGCGCACCTCGTAAAGCCAGTCCCAGTAAATAAATTCACGAACCACATCTGAGAGGGTGTTAGGTTCCGGCAGAACGTCACGGTAGCCATCAACATATATGCGACGCTGATCGTCTAATTCTGTCATGCGTCCCCCGCCGATGTGACCGGACTCCAGTTCTTCGGAGGTCCAGCCCCAGTCATAATCATCAATAAATTTCTGTGAGGACTTAATCACGCGTTCAGCTTCTACATCATCGAATGCTGTTTCGTAGTTGCCGAACTGCGCTCTGACGCCAGCAGCCTTCTGAATATTCTCGCGCGCTGCCTTGATAGCGTTCGCCGGGTTATCCATGCCGATGGTACCGAATGCAACCTGGAAAGGATCGGCACCATTCGCCAGCAGATAACGGGAATATCGTTCACCGGCCTCTTTCGGGCTGATCTTAATTTTCTCCAGCGCAGCTTCAGCAGCGTCCAGGTGTGCGGGTTCGTTCAGTCGGATCACCTCAAGCACCCAGAGATAAGCATCAGTCTGTTTATGGCCGGTGATTTTCCTTTGAGCCGGCAGCGGCTTGATGTTCGCCAGGGTGGTGCTGTGCGCTGCCGTCGGGATTGTGAAGAGTGCTTTATGTTCGATGTTATCTGTACGCATTACGCAGCCGCCTTTTTGTAGAAAACCAATTCACGAACCTGATCGCCGTTCATGAGCATGTTGTTAAAATCATCGTGATCGGGCCAATAGACACTCACACGCTGCAGGTCATTTTTCGCCAGCAGGTTCGCATGCGCGCATTCATATGCTGCCGCCAGCCCTGTGGCGCTGTTCTCGTCGCGGTCAGCGAAAATAATCAGATGCTTCACGCCTGCCGGTACCCGGAATTTCTTCATAAATCCGCTTGTCATGGTTGCCCAGGTATTCACGCCGTAGAGCTGGTGCGCTGAAAGGGCTGTTTCGATGCCTTCGGCGATGCCAAGCGTGCTGGCAACAGGGAACATACGAATCGCCACTGAACGGGCATGATCCAGATAATTGTCCTCTTGCAGGGATTTCTGACGCTTTGCGCTGGTGCCGATGTCGGCCTTTTTTGAGCCGTCCAGAAGCGTCTGATGCAGATAGCAAAGCTCACCTTTATCATCAGTGGCCAGAGAGTAGAGGGACTGATAAACCGCTCCGTTGTGGCGTTGCTTATCGTTGAAACGGATAGCCTCAGCCGGGAGCTTATAGATGCCGCGCGCATTGAGGTAATCGGCACCAGTAGTCCCACGCAGCGGTGCCAGTTTAGAAAACTTACTGAGCACCCTTTGACGCAAGCTGCCCGCGCTGGTGGTGACTGGTACTTTCAAGCGAGTGAAGGTGTTGCCGATCAGCTCATCAATTTCACGGCAAATCTCATTGAAGGGTTTACCCTGGGTTTGCGTAACCAGTTTCAATCCATCGCCGCTACCGCAGGTACAGATCCAAGTGCCGGCACCGTCACGGTCATCGATACGGAACTTACCAATTGAGTCACATAGTGGGCATTTGCCTTTGAAGTGATTTTTACCGGTGATCGGCGGCAGGCCGTAATGTTCAAAAATCATGGCCCACTGGCCCTTTGCTGCTTCCGCCGTCTTCATACTCGTTTTCCTAACTGCTGTTTGATTTCTTTCATCTGGTTTCTCGCCAGCTGAATTCTGGTCGGCTCAGGCTGGCATTCTTGCTGCGCCTGTGCTTTCTCGCGCTGTTTAGCAAAAGCGATCTGTTTGTGCCTGATGAAGTTCGAAACCGTAGGGGTGATGTCCATCGGGTAATCGCTCAGGCCGTTTGGCCACTCCCCGAAACGCTCATGGAAAGTGTGTTTGCACCAACCATCGCTTACGGGCTTTTTGCCCAGCGACTGGCGCTGACGCTGGTAAAACTTAATCTGGCTCCACCAGGCCTGTTTCTCGGCCTTAGTGGGCTGACGCTGTTCGTTGCCCAGCTTTTTGAGTTTGCGCCCGGTGTCGGTATCAACGTTCTCACCGGCCAGCGGCTTGTGGCCGCATTTCGGGCAGACGTAGACGCCAGCTGGTTTCATGTAGTGGCATAGCGAGCATTCGTGCGGCAGCTTCTCTTCGCGTTCTTCGGCTGCGTGGCGCGCGCTTTCCTCCATCCCGTCAGTTTTGCCCGGGAGATCGTCATATTCGATAGAGTCCGGGTAACCCAAGCGATGTACGGTGCCGCTGTGATCGAAGATGAGGCAGGACTCTTTACCCGGCGCGGTGCGCAGACCGCGGCCCAGCGCCTGTAACCAGCGAATTTCGCTTTTGGTTGGCCTGGCGTAGATGATGCAGCGAACATCGCTGTCGAACCCGGCCACGAGAACACCCACGCTCACGATTATTTTCGTGGCGCCAGTCTCGAAGCGGTGAATGATGGTCTGGCGATCTTCCACAGGCGTGTCAGCAGTCATAACCTCGGCATTAACGCCAGCCTGGTTAAACTGGATGGTCAGGAAATTGGCATGGGCAACGTTGACGCAGAACGCGATCGTCGGCAGGTCACGTCCATTCTCCAGCCAGTTCTGGACGATATCGCCCACCAGCGTGGAACCGCACATAATCTCAGCCAGCTGCGCCTCGTTGTAATCGCTGCCGAACTCCAGTGATGAGGCCGATTTGACGCCTTTCAGATCCGGTTTAGTGGGCGCGTAGAACTCGTAATTACTCAGGTCGCCGCGCTGGATCAGTTCGCCGATGGTGGTCGGTTTAATGAGGCGGTCATAGTATTTACCCAGGAACGGCGAAAACGGTGTACCTGACAGGCCAATCACTTTCACACCGTTGGCGCGCAGGCGTTCGATGTCCTGCAGGATGCGCTTTTTACGCAGGTGCGCTTCGTCGATGATCAGCAGATCGATGTTATCAGGGAACACGCGGCGAATAAGCGTGTCGGCGCTGGCAATCTGAATTTTCAGGGACGGATCGTAGTTCGGATGATCTGCCCAGATATAACCAATCTCATCACCTGGCAGACCATACTCAACAAAGCGATTAGCCGTCTGACCGATCAGGATGGTGTATGGCGCGCAGAACAGAACGCGCTTACCACGGCTGACGAACCCTGCCACGATGAATGCGGCCAGACCCGTCTTGCCGCTGCCGGTCGGCGAGTACACCATGAAGGTGTCGTTTGCCTTCCAGTCCCGGCGCAGCATGTTAAGCGCGCGTTCCTGTGCAAAATTAGGTGTGATCGTCAGCTGCATTGTGCTGCCCCCGCGGTGATGAGATAATAATTTTGTGATGTGGTTTTCATGGATTCCCCTCACATGGCTGGCGGCCTCCCCAAAGGTTGCCAGCCTCCCTTCTGAATCAGCTCCCCTGAAATTCACTCTTCCAGGAAGAACCTTCCTCGTTTCTGTGCGCTTTCAGCTTCCGTACTACCTTGCTGATACGGCGCTTTTTGTGGTTCAGCCCTTAAGACTGAGATCTACCTAACCTATGGATCTCTCCTGTTGGAAAAGGACCTATTCCTTCCCCTGCACCCAATCCCCCCTTACCCCCCTTTCCCTCTTCCCCATAAAAACGTACTGCTTCCCTAGTACAAATGGGGATGAGGTTCTGGTGGTTGCCAACCTGAGCAGACACCTTTAAGCCTGCATCTGTCCGGGTACCTTTAAACCCAAAACAATCAAAAACGCGCTTGCGTTCCAGCCAGGGGAGGTTCGGCGGTATACCCCTGTAAAGCTCTGCCGTGATTTCTAACGAACAGGCGAAGCCGTGTGTTTGCTTCGTGCCTTGCCCGGTTCTCCTTGCGGTAAGAAACAGGCTCAGCTTCATACGATTCTTGGTACACAGCCGCATAACGCTGAATTGCTTTTTGTCGTGCGGATGGTGCCAGGGTTAATAGCTGCTGCTTAATCCATTCCGAATCTGCCTGGCTATGGTTGTCGGGCATAACCAGGTGCTCATTACGGTTGATATCCATCAGAGCTAAACCTTTCGGGATAGAGGATCTGAATTTCTGTCAATTCTGCGTCGAACAATTTGGCCAGCTTCTCAGCAACTTCTGGAGAAGGCCTCTGTATGCCTCGCTCCATTCGACTAAGATTACCGGGGTCGCACTTAATGGATGATGCAACCTCCTGAATGGTCATCTTTGCTTTGAGGCGAGCTTTGCGTAGCGGTGTGAACATGCGCATAACTCCATTTGTGTTTTAGACATAATATGCGTGACAAACATATTATGCAAGTTGAGTTGTGTGAGTTGCAAAATTATGTATAAAATACAAATTAAATAACATTTGGCGGGGGTGCTTCGATGAACGTAGGGCAACGGATTAGAGAGCTGCGAAAAGCAAAGAAAATGACTATAAACCAGCTGGCGTCCCTGACTGATTGGGATGTCGGCAACATTTCACGGCTCGAAAGAGGTATGCAGGGCTACAGTGAAGCCAGCCTCAAAAAAATTGCCGAGGCGTTAGAGGTTCCACTCTCCGAACTATTTTCTTTCCAAGATAAAAAAGATACTGTAGAAACATACAGTATCAATTCACTTTCGTCGGAAAGGAGAAGGGACGTGTATCGGGTTGATGTAATGGACGTTTCTGCAAGCGCTGGCAATGGGAACTCTACCCGCGACTTCATCGAAGTTATTAGTTCGATAGAGTATGTTACCGAAGAAGCAAGAAACCTCTTTGGCCACAGGCCAGCAAATCAGGTCAAGCTCATTAACGTTCGCGGCGATAGCATGCAGGGCACAATCGAGCCTGGTGATCTCATTTTTGTTGATGTCGGAGTCAACCATTTCGACGGTGACGGCATATATGTTTTTGATTTTAGCGGCGATCTCTTTGTAAAACGCCTTCAGAAAATCAAAACTCAACTTCACGTGCTGTCTGACAATCCGCTGTATAGAGAATGGCAGATCACTGATGAAGAGATGGATATGCTCCACGTTTGCGGCAAGGTACTTTTAAGCCAATCACAACAGTTCCGACGCCACGCGTAACCCATCATCCCCGCACATACTAAAGAGCCTTCCGGCTCTTTTTTTTGCTTTTGAAACATATCTTTTAAAGTCAGGAAAACAGTTGGTTATACCTAAAATATGTTTATCACGCATAATTATGTTTGACAGACAATTTTGGTGATCGTATGCTTATTTCATCGGCATACAACGGAGTTAACTAAATGACCAGCGAGCCAACTACTAAAAAGTTTCACCAATTAGTTGATATCGAAGATTTTCGATTCAGTAAAGATTGCTCTCATATTCATTACGGTGATATTGCATCTGATTGCGATACCAAAACGATTTCAATCTTTGAAGCAATAAATCATCTCAGTTTAAGTATTTTTAGTTTGTCAGAAGAGGAAGCAATTAATAGAGACAAAATCCTCAGTCTCACCTGCGTTATCGCTGATCTTGCTGAACTCGGCGTTGCGACAAATAAAATATCTCATGCAGCTTCATATCTTTCTGGGTTAAAGGATGGGAATCATGGCGCATGAAATTTCATTAGAGCAGGTAGCTGAGCGAGCGCATCAAGCGGAAATTATTTGTCGAATGATGGAGTCTTATCCTGACAGAATGGCTGATTCCGAAGTGATAGCGATTGCCTCGCTACTGCGCAGGCTCACAGGCGACGTATGCGCTTGGTTGATTGAAGAGCAGGCTGTTAAAGTCAAAAACAAATAACCACACCGATAATTTAATCTGGAATAAATACAGCTTTATCGCTGGGGAATATTACATCCTTTTAATGGGTTTTTATTATGGTAAATAAAGCCGCTTTTAAAACAGCGCAATTAATGCGCAGCGCTGGATATTGGCACATCGCCAATCTCTTTTTAAAGAAAGCATATGGGAGATAAGTTATGTCTATTCAAGAACGACAAGATATTCAGACGCTGAATATCAAAGCAGAACAACTCAATTTCCTTATGCAAACTATCCATGCCCATCATAAGGATTTCGATTGCTACCAGCTTGATGGCCTTTTAGGTCTGGCTTATGACCTCGCTGGCTCTGTTTATTCATGGACCGAGAAAGAGGAGAAAATTGTACTGGCGAATGAAGACGCGCAAAGAAGGATTATTTAGATGGATAAATTAATCGAAACTTATCGCCGTCGAATTCTTAAATCAGCGTTACTCCGCCACCAGCGTAAAACCGGTAGTAACTGCATCATTATTAACCAGCCAAAAGGCGAAATAAAAACTATCGAATTAACAGAGATTCTACTCGATGGCCTATTGAGCCGATTTGAAAAACAGGCCGTGAGTGAATTCGGGAATATTGAAGGGATTAAGGCTGTCAGGGGAATTTATAGCAGCGCTGTAGACGTGAATGGCCGCGGTGAGTTCCTGACGGAAAGCGGCAAAGAGTTAATCGACGATCTCATTGCAGAACTGGTCGATTTTGCCAAAAAGCATAAACCAGCAGCAGCGGAGGCTAAGCATGATCAGTCAGCAAAACGTTAGCCAGAGTGGCCGCCCGGTTCTGAACGTAGATCTGCATGTTCTGCCTGACTTCACTGGCCGCGTCGTTCTCTACATCGAAAACGGCCAGGTTAAATGTGATCGGCGGTTATCTCCCGACGAGCATATCTGTGCTTTGGACACGTTTATTGAAATGGCTCGTGATATGGAGCTGCGCATACAGGAGACATCAAATGGCTGATGTTAATTATTCAGTAGAGCACGGCCCTATTGATGTCGTGCTCACTATCGAGAACGGGAAGGTGATTCATTCGCGCCCAGTGCAAAAAGGTGAAGTAACAGCGTCTCTGGAAACATTTTTATGGATGGCAGAACGTGCCGGCTACACCGTCATTCCACCAGCGGGAGATAAGGACAATGGCCCTGACAGCGATACGCATTCCTGAATGGGTGCATTCACAGGCGGTGCAGGTGCTCAGGCAATACAGATCCAGGCGAGTGTATCCCTGCCGGATGCACAGCACAGGAAACCTAAGCCTGAGGGTAAACCGCCGTTGGCGCCTGCTTTCTCGCGATGGCGGCCAGAACTGGGAAGTAATGAGCCACGAACGGTACAGCAAAATGAAAGATCGAAAATGAGTGCTGGCCTTAGATGAGTCCTTGAGGTTGCCAGTCAAATACTTTTCCCAATTATCGGAGGTTCAGGATGGAAAAAACGCATATCCAGGTAGAAAACCTGAAGACAATTACTGACTGCCTGCAGCAGCTGTTCCTCGCCGAAGAAGTGCAGCTCAGCATTGAGGATCAGCTGTTCAGTTCTAAAAGCAGCAGTGAATGGAGCGCTTGGCGTAAGAAGGCTGAAAACGCGCTACGAGTTGTTAAAGCAAAACGACGTGTTATCACGGCCCAGCTGGCCATACTTCGCCAGGAAGAGAAAGAACGCACGCTCCAGCTCCACCAGCAGCGCAGCGATTACCTCGTTCAAGAGCTGAAAAACATAGTCACGACCTCTTCCTTCGAACGCTGTGTTCGCCTGGCCGATAAAAAAATGGAGAGCACTAATGCGTAATACATCGGACATCGTACTCCTGGTCCCGAACGACTGGGTCTGTGAAAGCGTACTTATCGCGGTAACCGGGCTTAAGCCCGGAACAATCCTCCGGGCCAGAAAGGAATGCTGGATGGTCGGTCAGGAATATATGCACGTTTCACCGGACGGAAACCCGAAACCATCCAGCGAGTGCATGTACAACCGGAAAGCGATCGATGCATGGGTGGCTTCGATGAAAAACAAACAGCCAGGGTGATTTGATGCCATGAAAAAGGTAATCTCGTATCGCTCTTGGGCGTCTGGAGGAACCAATGGATAAAGTCACATATCCGACAGGCGTCGAAAACCACGGCGGCTCTTTGCGCATCTGGTTTAGTTACAAAGGTAAGCGTGTCAGGGAAAACCTCGGTGTCCCTGACACCATGAAGAACAGGAAGATCGCCGGGGAACTGCGAACATCAGTCTGCTTCGCAATCCGCACAGGGACGTTCGACTATGCGGCCCAGTTTCCCGAATCACCTCACCTCAAAACTTTTGGGGTGGGTAAGAAAGAAATCACAGTGAAAGAACTTGAAGAAAAGTGGCTGGATCTGAAAAAGATGGAAATTTCTTCGAACGCCCTTAATCGCTATGAGTCGGTCGTAAGAAATGTAGTGCCGAGGATCGGAGAGGGTCGGCTGGTAGCCTCGGTGACCAAAGAGGAACTGCTGTACATCAGGAAGGATTTACTGACCGGTCACCAGGCGCCAATGAAGGGAAAGAACCCGGCGAAAGGGCGAAGTGTTGTTACCGTAAATTATTACATGACAACAATCGCCGGAATGTTCCAGTTTGCAGCTGATCACGGCTACTTAGAGGCGAGTCCGTTTGAAGGTATTAAACCGCTGAAGAAAGCCAGGGTAGAGCCAGATCCGCTTACTCGTGACGAATTTATCCGTCTTATTGATGCATGCCGGCATCAGCAGACGAAAAACCTGTGGTCACTGGCAGTGTACACAGGGGTGCGTCACGGGGAACTGCTCTCCCTGGCCTGGGAGGATATCGATCTTAAAGCGGGAACAATAACAGTACGCCGCAATTATACGAAACTGGGCGAATTCACTCTACCAAAAACTGAGGCCAGCACGAACAGAGTGATTCACCTGATAGAACCTGCGGTTAGCGTCCTGAGAAATCAGGCTGAAATGACAAGGCTGGGTAAGCAGCACCGCATTGATGTTCAGTTGCGCGAGTATGGCCGAACCGAGCGGCATGACTGTACCTTTGTCTTTAACCCTCAGTTAGTCAGGCGCAGTGAGCAGGTGGGTTTTGTTTATAAGGTCGATTCGATAGGTGACTCCTGGGACGCAGCTGTTAAGCGAGCAGGCATTAGGCACAGGAAAGCCTATCAGTCGCGTCATACTTACGCATGCTGGTCATTGTCAGCTGGAGCTAACCCCAGCTTCATTGCCAGCCAGATGGGCCACGCTAGCGCCCAGATGGTGTTCAATGTGTACGGAGCGTGGATGGCTGACAGTAGCTCAGAGCAAATAGCGATGCTCAATCAGAAACTGGCCGCCTTTGCCCCATCAATGCCCCATAGCCTACAGGGGAGCGATGGGGCATTATTAAAATCAGTAAGTTAG